GCGGGCGCAACTCTAGCATTCGATGGAGTCTGTCAAGCATTACCCCAAATCTGTCAAGCTCTCGCCGCTTCGAGGTCGCCACGTCGGCGCGCCTCACGCAGCTGCTCATAGATTTGAGTGACCCCGAGCCCCAGCATTTCCGCCAGCTGTGCAGGTCGCACCCCGTTGCGCGCATGAGCGATGAGCGTCGCGCGCTGCGTTGCGTCGAGCAACGTTGCGGGACGGCCTGATGCAACGACTCGCCACGGCTCTGCCTGCACGGTGAGCGCAACCAGCTCGATCGATTGCAGCTCGACCCGACGCAACCGCGCCTCATAGGCCACAAGCGCGTCATACCAGGCGACGTACTCCCGACGGCGTGCATCGGTCTCCTCCACCCCGCCCAGCCAGCGCAGCTCGCAATAGCGCCAGCGGTTCGCCGTCATCCACACCATCACGTCGCCGCGCGCGTCGCGCGCCGGATAGCAGCGCCGCTCGACGAAGCCGCACGGCGGCGTCATGCCAAGATCGGCATAGCGCAGCAGCAGCCCGTCGACGTGCCGGTCGCCGGTGATCGCAGCCCGATAGATCGCCACCGCGTCGGGATGCGCCTCGCCCCCGCTCCCGCCGCCATCCACCCGCACGCCCAACTCCTGCAGGCGCTCGATCTCGGCGCAGCCATCGGCGCTCGACGAGTACCAGATCCCGCCCATCACCTCGCGCTCGATCGCGTAGAGCCCGGCCACCGTCTCCGACCACACCACGCGCTGATCGCGCACGGCCCAGATCAGCGCGCGCTCGGCATCCATCGTCCGCTTGGCGGTCATGCGGCTCCCCTCTCGCGCGGCGTGGTCTCAGGCGGCGGCGCGGGCTTCGGCGCCGGCGGCTTGACGACGATCTCGACCGGCCGCCGGCAGAGGTCGCGCAGCCACGGCAGATAGCGGCCCTGCATCCAGTCGGCGTGGTAGCGGCTCGGCGCCGTCAGCACGACGCGATCCGGATAGGCCTCGACGATCAGCGGCTCGAACCAGCTTTTCGCGACCTGATTGCCGAACCGATGGCGGACATGGCCGAGCAGCCACTCGGTCGGCGTATGGCCCACGAGGTCCTGGCTCCCACTCCCTTTGCCGAGCCCCTTGGCTTCGCTTTTCGAAACCCCTGCCGTCGAGGAAGCGGTTTCCTCGGTCGCTCCGATCGCCTCGGTCGGGCTGGGCGTGGGGGGGTAAGGGGGGGACGGATTCTTGGATGGATTCAGGAAGGGTTGGGCCGCAGCCTGCGGCCCCTCGGCGTGCACAGCGCGGCCCCCTCCCGTGCTGGGCGCGGCCGCCGCAGACTGCGGCCCCGCCGCACTCTGCGGCCCCCCCTGAATTGACGGCGACTCGCCACCAGGAGCGGCGTTGGGCGGCGTTTCAGTGACCGCTGGCGCGTGAGGCGCTTCGACCCCCGGGGGGGCCGCGCCCTGCGGCCCCTGCTCGGCGGTCATTGGCGGCCGAACGCGGGCCCTCCGCGCGCGATAGGCCGCTTCGGGCAGCGCCTTCACCAGCACCCGGTAGGTCGCCTGCTGGCGAAACTCTTCGCCGATGCGCGTGCCCGGCGGATGCTGCTCCTCGATCCAGCCCTTCGCCGTGATGCCGCGCAGCAAACGCTGAACGGTGCTGCGGTTGAGGCCGCACTCGGCGACCATGCGCGGCACGCTCGGATAGCAGTTCGAGCCATCATCCTCCGCGCTATCGGCGAGCTTCAGCAGGATCAGCTTCTCGAGGCCCCGGACCTTCGCCCGCCACACCGCCGCGCTGACATGCACGCTCATGGCGTCGCCTGTGGGGTCCAGGTTGCGGTAGAATCACCTTGATGTGGGCGGATAGCGGAAGTACGGGAATCTGGTGGCTGGAGCCGCTGGCGACGTTCGTCGGGGCGCTCGTTGGTGCCGCCATCGCGGTTGGCGGCGCCTTCTGGGTTGCCAACCACCAACTTCACCGCGAGCGGACGCACGCGCAGGAAGATCGCGCCCGCGCCACCGAAAGTCGCGGGCGCGCAATCGCGGCCGAGCTGCACATGTTGCTCACATCGATCCGCTATGAGTTGAGCGCCCGCAAGAGCAACCCGCGGGTGATATGGACGGCGGCGCCTGAGGAAGCTCGCGTGCTCAATTCCGCATTGCCGCACGTGGGCGATTTCGAGAGCGCAATCGCCTACGATCTGGTGCGCGCGCTCAATGCCCTCGGCCTGGTCCGCGGCGCCCGGGCGCTTCTGGCGCTCCACGACGCCCCGCGAGACGGGCCATGGAGCAGCCGAGAAGGCGAAGTGCGACGAATGTTCAGGGATAAGGCAGCACAGGAGCTTTTGGATCACCTGGTCGGCGCGTCGAGGGTCCTCCATGCAGCTGGCGAAGCACTCGATGGGAGATTTCCGCCGGCGGAACGCAGGGATTGGAATGTGCAGTCGCTCGTCGACACGATCATTGGAGAGCCACTCCCGTAGCGTCACGAGCGTCGCTCCCCGAGCGAGCGATGCGGCGGATATGGATCGAGCGCGGCCTTCGGGAATCGCGTAGGCGGCCGCCCTGCGGCGGCGGCCAGGCTCACCTCGCCGTCGGGCTGCTCCGGCTCCTCGCGACGCGCGGCGATGAGCGCGTGCCAGAGCGTCTCGTGCATCGCCAGCCATTGCATGCGCGCCTCGAGCGGCGGCAGCGGCTCGATCGGGCCGAGCTCGGCGAAGGCGGTCGGCTCCTCGTTGATCCGCTCCCACGCCCAGTCCGGCACGGGATTGAGCAACGCGTGCGCCTCGACCGCGGCGGCCAGCCGGTCATAGCGGTTGAGCCAGCTCGACGAATAGGCCCACAGCTCGAGGCGCGCCGAGATCGCGCGGCCCCATGCCTTCTCCAGCCGATTGTGCGCCGGGACGAGGCCGCGCAAGGGGCCGATCACGTCGCCGATATAGGCCTCGGCGTCGTCATGGTGGAGCGCCTGGCGCTGCCGCTGCACGCGCTGGATCCGCGTCAGCGCCCCGTTGCTCCGCTCGCCCCGCTCGATCGCCTGGCGCACCAGCCGGGCCACCACGAGGGTGTGCTGCGCGACCGAATAGAACTCGCGCGTGTGGCCGCAGAAACGGCATTGCAGGCTGAGCGAATGCGCGATGTCCTCGAGGCTCACGGCCTCGGGCGTCGGCGCCATGAGGTCCACCTGCCGCCCGGAGCGCATGGACATCACCGCGCGCATGGCGGCCTCGACGGATTGGTCCCGGCGCAGCGGTGCCACCGCGCCGGGCGTGGGAAGGAGGACCGGGGTGAGCAACCGGCGGCACCGTTCCCAGCGCGCGTCGAGCGCCCCGCGCTCTGGGATCGCGGGGCTGGGGGTTGCGCGCGCATCACGAGGCCCCTGCCCGCACGTCGGTGTGCTTCTCGGGGTCGTAGATCGGACGGACCTGGAAGCGCCGCACCGGGATCTCGATCAGCCCGAAATCGCCGCGCACCTGCACGATGAGCGTCGTATGCGACACCGACAGAGGGCCGTCGATCGAGACGATGCGCGCGTTCTGCTCGTGCCAGGGGCAGCCCGGCCGATCGAGGTGGACGATGTCGCCGCGCTTCATTTCGGGCCCCCGCGCGCGTTTTTGCTGAGCGCTTCCAGCGCGGCGCGCAGGTCCATGAGCGCGCCCGCGGCCTGATCGATCTCCATCAGGCACTGGCTCGCCTCGCGCGGGCTGAGCCGGCCGTCCGCCAGCGCCTCGCCGGTGCGGGTGATGACCTCGCCCGCCTCTTTCGCGACTTTGCCGATCGCGGCCGTGAGGAGCGCATGGCCCCGGGTCGGCGGCAGCGGCAGGAGGACATGGCGGCTGAGCTCGGCGAGCTGCGCCGTCACCAGCGGCGTGCCGGCGAAGCGCTCGAGCTCCGCCAGCACGTCGAGCGGCATGAAGCGCGCCGGCAGGCCGGACGGCGGCTCCTCCTGGTAGCGGCCGAGATGAGTCTTCGACCGACCGGTGATCTCGCCCGCGCAGCGCAGGCCTCCGACCCGTTCGATCAGGAGCCGCGTGGCGGTGCGCAGGCCGAAGCGCTCGAAGTCGGAGAGCCTACGCATGTGCCCTCCTCTGCGTTAGCAGCCACACCCCCGCGCGGGTCACACTGAGAAAGGGGATCATCGAGCCGCCAAACGTCAGCGCGACCACCAGCCCGCAGCCAATGCCGATGAGGCCGCCGATATCGCCGCCGACACGCACGATCACGCGGCCCGCACCGCCAACGGCGCTTTCCAGGCGGTCGCAAGCGGCAAGCGGCCGAGTCGGGACGGTACCCCGCTCTTTCCCGCTGACCATGCAGTCCTCCCCTGTCACGGTCCGGGCATGCGCAGCTCTCCCGTTGGTTCCTGTGACTCGTCGGCGGTGTGGCGGGCTTGTAGTCGGCCCGTCTGCGCGGGCCGTTGGTCGGCATTGGCGCCGGCGTTGGCCGTGCGCTTGGTGACGGTGATCTCCTGGGCGAAGCCCTCGGCGAGGAACGTGCCAAAGGGCGCCGGGATGAAGAGCGCCCTAAAGGTCTCGACCGCGAGGGTCACGCCGAAGGCGGGCGCACCCGCACCCTGGCGCGTCGGCGCCTCGGCGCTGAGCGCGAGGCCGCGCGCGCGGAACGACCGACGCTCAAGCCAGCCCTTGAGCACGAGCCGGTCGACCAGGGCCTGCGCCGAGCTGCGGCTCTTGAAGCCGAGCGCCTGCATCAGCTCGACCCGGCTTGGCGCCACGCCGTCGCGCGCGATCGCCGATCGAATCGCCTCGAGCACCCTGCCCTCGCGGCCCGTGAGCGCCGCGCGCGTCATGCCGCGGATTCCGACGTAGCCGGCCGCGCCGCCAGATGAGCGAGCAGCTCGTAGGTGACACCCTCGATGCCCCGGCGCTGGGCGGCGTTGACCACGTCCACCCAATAGGCCGCCGGGATGCCGCGCACCTTCCAGGCGCGGGCGGTCACATCCAGCACGCCCAGGTCATCGGCGAAGGCGGCGGCGGACGGCCAGGCGGCGATCACGGCGGCGAAGCTGTTCATGCGCGAACAATACAAAATGTATCGCGCACTGGTCAATACGAGATGTATCGGCCCGCTCCTGAGCCGGTCGCTACAATTCGTAGCGTCATGGCAACCCAGTCAGAGCGGCTCAGATCGGCGCGGCAGTCGGCCGGCTACGCGAGCGCGGCGGATTTCGCCCGCGACCGCGGCGTGCCCGAGGTCACCTATCGGAGCCACGAGAACGGGATCCGGCCACTCACCGTGCGCGCCGCCCGCCTCTACGCTAAGCACCTCAAGGTGTCATGGCTCTGGCTGCTCGAGGGCGACGAGAAGCAGGGCCGCAACCAGAAAGACCCGCGTCGGCTCGTGCCCGTGGTCGGCCATGTCGGCGCCGGCGCCGCCATCTATCCGCTCGATGATAACGAGACCGGCGGCGGCCTCGACCAGGTGGAGGCGCCGCCCGAGGATGATGGCGACCTGGTCGCCGTGGTCGTTCGCGGCGACTCGATGGAAGACGCGTATCATGACGGCGACGTCATCTATTACGGCCGCCGCCTGAAGCTCGATGACGCGCGATTGCTCGGCAAGGATTGCATCGTGAAGGTGGAAGACGGGCGCACCCTGGTGAAGCGGATCGCGCGCGGCGCGCGGCGCGGACGCTTCACCCTGATGAGCCACAACGCGCCGCTGATCAGCGATGTCGTGCTCGAATGGGCGGCGCCGGTGGCCTGGGTGAGGCGGCGGCAGGACTAGAACAACCAAGAGCGCTCAGCCCTGAGGAGGGCGCTGCACCGGACGATTGGGGTGAGGGCTGAGCGATGACGGCACGCACGATTCTCGCATTTCTCGGCGCGGGGATGCTGGGCCTCGGGGTGTTCCTGCCCATCGTCTCGCTCCCGCTCGGCGCCAGCGCCAATTATTTCGGCGATGGCGACCGCGACGGCGTGTTCGTCCTGGTCGCCGCCGGCGTGATCCTCGCCTGCACGATCTTCCGCTGGCCGGTCATCGCCGCCGTGATCGCCACCGCGGCGCTGATCTTCCTCATCGTGCGATTCGTCGACCTCAACAGCATCATCGGCGAGGGCCAGGATCGCGTAGCGCGAGACCTCGGCGGCAACCCCTTCAAGGGCATCGCCCAGGCGATAAGCTATTCCATCTCGCCCGGCTATGGCTGGTTCGTCATGGGCATCGGCGCGCTGCTCGTGATCGCCGTCCCGTTCATCCGGACCGCTTCGGCGGCTGCAGCACCGGCCGACAACCTGATCCCGACGCTCCGGTCGCTGCGTCACGCCAAGGAGGACGAGCGCAGGCGCCAGGCGGCACGCGAGTTCGGCAGCTTCAGCCAGGCGCGCGTCGCGCCGGGGAAGTACATGCTCAAGCTCACCGCGACCGACATGCGCAACGCCGATGGCACGGAACGGCAGACGATCATCACCCAGTGCACCATCGGCGAGGCCCTCCGGCTCGAGCGGGACTCAATCCGCTCGCACGACTCGAACGCGGTTGCCGTGCTGCGGGCGTCCACCGGCGAGCAGATCGGCTACATCGATCAGGGCAACGCACCGTGGGTGGCCCGGCTGCTCGACAATCGCAAAGCCTACCTCGCCTCGATCGAGAGCATCGGGCGGATCAGCGACAGCGTCGGCGTCAACCGTCTCGAAGTCCAGATGCGCATCGAGGCGGAAGGGGCCTAGAGCACACCTGCCCGATTAACCAACTGCGGGGAGCGATGAACCATGGCCTTCATCAAGACCCTCCTGCTCAGCCTCCTCGGCTCAAGACCCGACCGCGAGGTCGCGCCCCCGCCCCTGCCCCCCGCGCCGCGGCGGCAAACGGTCGCCGTGACGCTCCCGCCGGCCGACGAACTGCTGATCGCGCCGCTTCCGACGGGCCCAGAGACCTTCGATTGCTCGGCCTTGATGATCGAATACATCGATGCTGCGGGCAGCTTCAGCCGGCGCCGCATCAGCATTCAGTCCGCGATGATCAGCGAAGGCGGTAACTCCTATTTCCGCGCGTTCTGCCACGAGCGGCAGGCCCAGCGGAGCTTTCGCGCGGACCGGGTGCGCCGCGCGTTCGACCTCGGCACGGGCGAGATCTACGAGCCGCCCGGCCCCTATCTCGATCAGCTCATGAGCGCCTTCTCGCCCGGCGTGAAAGAGTTCTTCAGCCGGAGCGGCGCAGGCGCCAACATCCTCGCGTTCCTCGCGCGGGCCGATGGCCGATGGGACGATGCGGAAACGCGCACCATGCTGAACTGGGCGATCATCGAAGCCCAGCTCTCGCCGGGCTGGGGTCCTCGCGACATGGAGACCTTGCGCTTCCGGCTCGAACGGCTCCACCCCACCGCCGAGGTCTATGCGCGCTCGCTGCAACGCATCACGCGGTGGTCTCAGGCGAGGCTGCGCGTGCTCGCTGGCCACGCGCTCGAATTGATCGAGGCGGACGGCTCAGTGGACGATAAGGAGCGCGAGCTGCTCGCGCGGGTGACAGCCGTGCTCGCGGAGAAAAGCGCGCCGCGGCCGAGGAAGAAGGCGGCACCCACCACCTAGTTCGAGATGTCGCGGCTCCGATACAATTTGTATTGCACCGTCACGATACATCCTGTATCGCTACTTCCATCGACCCATCGATGGAGGCACCGATGCAGCCGACCGCTCCCGCACCCCGCACCCGCCCGTCCGACACACCTCATTCCGCGCGCGCCGAGCGCGTGACCCCCGCCATCGCCTACCAGCTCGCCGACGCGATGCTGGACACCTGCGTTCATGCGCTCGATGAGGATTGCTATCGCGACGATCTGCTCCGCCGCGGCTTCTCGCCCGAGGTGATCGATCGGCACCGGGAGGATGCGCTCTCGATCGCCGGGCGCCGCTGCACCCTGTTCGAGGCCTCAGCGCCGATCCCCGTGATCGCGGCCTGAGGGGACGCCGGCCATGACCGCGCTGGTCATCCCCTTCCCCTCGCCGCCGCTCCCGCTCGAGGCGCAGATCGTCATCCGGGAGGGCGACGAGGTCTGGGCCAAGGGCACCTTCATGCACCTCGGCAAGGTGCGCGCCATCGTCGGCGAGCGGGTGGTCTACGCCTCGCGCTGGGGCGGCCCCAAGGTCGCTTTGCTCGACGAGGTGATCGGCGTCAGCCAGCTCCCCTGGCAGCTCCGCCCGTGAAGATCGAGCGCCAGGTGGTCCATTTCCCCCACACTGCCGCGCTGATCGATGCCCTGCGCGCGCGGAGCGAGAGCCTGGAGCCGCTCGAGCGGTTCCACGGGCGGCTCGGGGCGGCCCTGATATCGGGGTACATGACAGCCTGGGAGGCCGAAGAACAGGCCTCCGGGCTGATCGATAAGGCAGTCCGCGGTGAGGCCTTTGTGGGCGCGTTGGCCGGCCTCATTTCGGTCTTCCTCGCCCATAACGCGCCGCCGACGCATCACGATCACGGGCTGAATCTGATACTCAAGAACGTCAAGGCCCAGTGTCGTGACATCATCAGGTCGCCTACGCCAGCGGGCAACCCGCCATGAGCAAGGGGCCCTTCGCCACCTTGACGGCGGCGATCCGCGAATCCGGCCTCTCGCAGCACGCGCTCGCGGAGAAGGCGGGCGTGCCGCAATCGGTGATCTCGCGGCTGCTTGCCGGCCGGAAGAGCGACCTGCACTACACGACGATCCTCAAGCTCGCGGCGGCGCTCGGGTTGGAGCCTCAGGCGCTGTTCAGTGAGACGCCGGCGGGGGCGGCCGTCCCTGCCCTCGCCGGCGCCTTTTCCCCGCTTGCCAGCTACGACGCGGCCTGCCGCGCGCTCGCCGAGGCGCGCACCGTCGATGTCGCGCGCGACGTGCGCAACCAGGCCGAGGCAATGCGCATCTATGCGCGCCAGATCAAGGACCGCGCCGTCGAGATCGATGCCGCCGAGATCCGCATCCGCGCCGAGCGGCGCCTGGGCGAGATCATCGTGGCCCAGAAGGAGGGCGTGGGCCTCAGCGCCGGCGGACGGCCAAAGAAAACCCCTACCGCCGAGGAAGCGGTTTCCGCGCTGCCGACGCTCGCCGAGATCGGCATCGACCACAAGCTTTCCGCCCGCTGCCAGAAGCTCGCGGGCCTCGCGCCTGCGCGCTTCGATGCGATGCTGGGTGCCTGGCGCGAGAAGGTCCTGCACGAGCACGAGCGGGTCACCACCGTGCTGCTCCGCGAGGATGATCGCGCCACCCGCGATGACGGGCTCGCCCGGCAGGCAGCGCCGTGGCCCGCGGGCCGCTATGGCGTGATCCTCGCCGACCCGCCCTGGCGCTTCGAGGATCCGCCGATCGGCAAGACCGATCGCTCGATCGAGAATCACTACCCGACGCTGAGCCTCGAGGAAATCTGCGCGCTGCCGATCGATAGCATCGCAGGCGATGACGTCGTGCTGTTCCTCTGGGTCACAGCACCCCAGCTCGCCGCTGGCGCCGGCCACGCGGTGATGCAGGCTTGGGGCTTCGAGGGCCGCACCTCGATGGTCTGGATCAAGGACCGCATCGGCATGGGCCACTATGTCCGCAATCAGCATGAGCACCTGCTGATCGCGAAGCGCGGCAACCCGCCGATGCCGGCGCCGGCGCACCGACCGCCCTCCATCATCGAGGCGCCGTGCTATGCGCACTCGGAAAAGCCGCTCGTCTTCTACGACATCATCGAGCGCATGTACCCCGACGCTCCCAAGGTCGAGCTATTCGCGCGTTTGCCGCGCGAGGGCTGGGCGAGCTGGGGCAACGAGATCGCCGCGCCTACCCCCACAGAGGAGTCCGCCGCATGAGCCTCGGTCGCAACACCGTCAGCAGTCGCGAGCTGGTCGGCTACATCGAGCGCATCGAGCGGCTCAAGGTCGACAGGGATGCGATCTCGAATGACGAGCGCGCGGTGATGGCCGAGGCGAAGGCGAAGGGCTTCGTGCCGGCGGCGATCCGCTACTGCATCAAGGCACGCGCGAAGAAGCCGCATGACCGGCAGGAGGAGGAGGCGCTCCGCGATCTCTACATGGGCGCGATCGGCCTCGGCGATGAAGGGCCGCTGTTCCGCGCGGTCGGCCTCATGAAGGTGGACCGGCACGCGAGGGAATCGGTGGTCGAGGCCTTCAAGGCGCTGGTGCCCGCCAAGGGCGAGATCATCGTCAAGATGGACGGCGTCGCGATCCGCCTGTGGCGCGACAAGGAAGGCGAAGCGCAGGCCGAGGAGATGGCGGAGCCGACCCCGGGCCTCGCGCCGGCCGGAGCACCCGCTTCCACGGCGCGCAAAACTGCGACGCCGCCCCCCGACGTCGATGAGGAGGGGGCGCACGCGCTCGGCGCCCAGGCCTTCAAGGACAACAGGCCGATCACCGGCAACCCGTTCCCGTTCGGCGATACCCGCCGCGCGCGCTGGGATGCCGGCTGGCGCTCGGTCAGCGGCAATGACGGCATGGGGCCGGAAGAGCCCGACGGAGAGGAGAAGTGAGACCGACCGAGCAGACGCCGCCGCTCGAGGCGTTCGGCGCACTGCTGCAGCCGGGCGAGGCGCAGGAGCCGATCCTGGCGAAGCCGGTGCGCAGCGCGCTGCTCGAATGGCTGACCGAGATATGGGCCGAGCCCGAGCTGGCCGCCGTCGGCCTCAAGGCGCGGCGCCGCGCGCTGTTCTCCGGACCGCCCGGCGTCGGCAAGACGACGCTCGCGCATCATCTGTCGGCCCGGCTCGGGCTTCCCATGCTGGCGGTGCGCCCCGAGCGGTTGATCGACACCTGGCTTGGCTCGACCGGCCGCAATATCGGCCAGCTGTTCGACGCCGCGTCGGCGGCGGGCCCGATGCTGCTGTTCTTCGACGAGTTCGACGCGCTCGCGTTCAAGCGCCGCGCTGCCAACCAGGGCGCCGAAGACGAGCGCAACAACTACACCAACACCTTGCTGCAGCGGATCGAGCAGTATGGCGGCTATGTGATCGCCGCGACCAATCGCGCGGCCGAGATCGACCAGGCGATCTGGCGCCGCTTCGACATGCACATCGCGCTCACCATGCCGGGCGTCTTCGAGCGCCAGCGCATCCTCGGCATGTACCTGGCGCCGATCGCCGTGCCGGGCGAGGTGCTCCGCCCGATCGCCGAGGCCTTCGACCAGGCCTCGCCCGCGCTGATCCGCCAGTTCTGCGAGGGGGTGAAGCGGCAGATCGTGCTCGGGCCGAAGCTCGGCTGGCCGATGATCAAGGACGCGGTGCTCGATCGCGTGATCAACGCCGTCGCCCCGCACCCGGACCTTCCGACGCCCCCCCTCTGGTCCGCCGGCAGCCGCGAGCGGAAGCGCGCCTTCTTCGCGCTGCCCTGGCCGCTCGCTCTGCCGAGCGCATCGACCGACGCGCCTAGGGAAGATGCGGCATGAGCCGGCCCGACAAATGGACCTGCGGTCATCTCTCGCTCGCGATGTGCGGCGAGTGCCACCGCCGCCTCGCCTGGCACGCCGCGCTCCTGCAAAGCGTGGCGGATGCGGCGGCCGATGTCGAGCGGCTGCTCGGCGCCGCCGTCTTCGCCCGCCTCGAGGCCGAGCCCGCGCTGAAGGGCCTCGCCGATCCGCTCGCGGGCCTGCGCGATCAGCTCATGATCCTGCGGGCGGGTCTCCGGCTCGAGGCGCCGCGCCTCGAGGCCGAAGCGGCGCTGCCCGCCTGGACGGAGGCCGCGCCGCCATGAGCTTTCACCGCTGCCACGCCATCGACTGCACCACCCAGGTGCACCCGCGCATGCTGATGTGCCGCCGGCACTGGTACATGGTGCCCAAGGATCTGCGCGACCGGGTCTGGCGCGAATATCGGGACGGCCAGGAGCGCACCAAGCGGCCGAGCGAGGCCTATCTGGCTGCTGCCAAGGCCGCGATCGAGGCGGTTGCATCAAGGGAAGGCCGCGGCGCGCTGCCGCTGTTCGGAGCTGCGGGGTAACGGCATGAACAACACGATCACCTTCCGCCTCACCGAGAGCGAGCCGACACCGCTGCCGCGCGGCTGGGGCACCGACGTGGGTCGCCTCGCCCAGGCCGAGGACGCGCACGTGCGCATGCGCCAGCACGTCTGGCAGAGCGACCAGAAGCGCCACGGCGTGCGCGACCTCTGGACCTTCGACTATCGGGGCGACTGCGAGGACCGCGCGCTCGCCGCCATGCGCACGCTGGCCTGGATGGGCTGGCCGCTCGGCGCCATGCGGCTCTATACCGGCGGCCGGAAGGGTCGCGATGGCAAGATCGGCGCGCACGCGATCGCGGTCATCCGCTTCACCCGCACCAATGGCGTCGATGACATGATCCTCGACAATGAGCGCTTCGTGACGCTCTGGCGCAGCGAGGCGGTCGGCTACCTCACCATGCGCCCGGCGGCCGAGCTGGTCGCCGAGGTCCACGCCGCGCGAGCGGAGCCCGCCCATGGCTGAGATCACGAAGATCGAATGGGCGGATGCCACATTCAACCCGTGGATCGGCTGCACCAAGGTAAGTTCCGGCTGCGATCACTGCTATGCCGAGACCCTGGCGCACCGACATTGGCCCGGGCACTGGGGCCAGGGGGTGTCGCGCAAGCGCACCAGTGAGGCCAATTGGAGGCTGCCGCACCGGTGGAATCGGGAGGCAGCCGATACCGAGCCGCGCCGCGTCTTTTGCGCCAGCCTCGCCGATGTGTTCGATGCGGAAGTCGATATGGAGCTGCGCCGCGAACTCTGGGGGCTGTTTTGTCGTACGCCGAACCTGATCTGGATGGTGCTCACCAAGCGGCCCAATGTGGCGCTCAAGGCGTTCGAGCACACCAACCCGCTGCCGGTCCTGCCGAACGTCTGGATTGGCGTGTCGGTCGAGAACCAGGCGATGGCGGACTTGCGTATCCCGCTGCTCCTTCAGATCCGGGCGGCGAAGCGTTTCCTCTCCTGTGAGCCGCTGCTCGGGCCGATTAACTTGAGGGAGCTCGATGTCAGTGGCTGGCGGGTTAACGCACTCGAAGGGCTGAGCGAGGTCGGTGGCGGAATGGTGCCGATGCGTTCGCAGATCGACTGGGTGATTTGCGGCGGCGAGAGCGGGCGCGACGCGCGCCCGATGCACCCTGACTGGGCACGCTCGCTCCGCGACCAGTGCACCACAGCCCGCGTGCCATTCTTCTTCAAGCAATGGGGCGAGTGGATGCCGACTAGTGGCGTGGATCCCTATTGTCACGGGCCACACCGCCGGCGGGCCTTCCCCACGTCCCCCGGCATCTCCTGGCTCGCCGATGGCCGGGTGTGCTACCGCGACTTTACCGTCGCCGAGCATGCAGAGCGGATGCGTACAGGGCTGGCGGTTAACACCAGGGCGATCGAGGTTGATCACGTCGCGATTGAAGAGTTCAGCGCCTCCATTCGGAACCCGCATCGCCAGCACGACAACCCACTTGGCTATCAATGGATGTATCGCATCGGCAAGAAGGCGGCGGGCCGCGAGCTCGACGGCCGCGAATGGAACGAGGTGCCGGCATGAAGCCGTGGCAGCACGCCATCACGGCCGCTGTTTCCTTCGCGCTGGGCATCGGCCTCGGCTTCGCCGTCGGCGAGAGCGCAGAGACCATCAAGGGCCCGGTCGAGGCGAAGGTGATCCGCGTGATCGATGGCGACACCTTCGAGGCCGAGCTGTCGCTCTGGGTCGACCTCACCAAGCGCACATCCGTGCGGGTGCGCGGTGTCGACACGCCTGAGATCAAGGGCAACTGCAAGGCGGAGCGCGACGGTGCCGCCGCGGCGAAGCTCCGCGTCAGCGAGCTGCTCGATGGCCGCATTGTGAGCCTCACGGTCATCGCGCCCGACAAATATGCCGGTCGCGTCGATGCCACCGTGACGCTGCCGGACGGCCAGGACCTCGCCAAGCTGCTGATCGCCGAGAAGCTCGCCCGCCCCTATGCCGGCGGCAAGAGGCGCTCATGGTGCTGACGCTTAAAAGCGAGCAATCAGAGCACGGCGCACCCGAGCCGCTCACACTGACCTTCAAGCAGGCGGCGGCTCTGCTCGGCCGCAATGTGGCGACGCTCCGACCCTATGTCCGCCGGGGCGAGCTTCGGTCTATCCTGATCGGGCGGCGGCGTTACTTCACCCGCGCGGATCTCGACGCGTTCCTGAAGGCTCGCGAGGCGCCATGTCCCTCTATCGACGGCCGAACTCGCCCCATTGGCATTACGACTTCACGGTCAACGGTCATCGGTTTCGAGGAAGCTGTCAGACGGACGAACGCGCGCTCGCGACGCTCTTCGAGGCCAAGCTCCGCCACGACATCCTGAAAGGCGCCCTCACCGGCGAGCGGCCGACGATCACGCTCGACCAGGCGCTCGGGCGCTATTGGCTCGAGGTGGGCTGCCACGCGCGATCGAGCCGCACGGTCAAGCTGCTGAGCAACGGTCTGCGCGCGAGGCTCGGCACCTATCGGCTGACGGAGCTCACGGACGATCGGCTGGCCGACTTCGTCTCCCGCAGGCGCGGCCGCGTCACGAAGAAAGACCGCCTCACCTCCCCCGCGACCGTGAACCGCCATCTCGGGCTCTTGAAGGCGGTGCTGCGCCGCGCGCGCGACAATTGGCGCTACGAGGTGGTGCCGATCGATTTCAAGCGCCACTGGCTCACCGAGCCTGCGCCGCGCGCACGCTTCATCCAGCCGGCCCAGTTCGAGATCCTGGTAGCGAAGGCGTCTTCCTGGCTGAAGGACCCGCTCCGGTTCTCGGTGATGACGGGGGTGCGCCTCGGCGCGGCCATCACGCTCGACTGGTCGGCGGTCGACCTTCAGGCCGGCATGCTGATCGTGCCCCGCAAGTCGAAGAGGGAAGGCAACCGCCAGGTGGTGCCGATCACCGATGAGCTGCGCGCGCTCCTGATCAGGCAGAAGCCGAAGGCGACCGGTCCGGTATGGCTGCGCAAGGGGAAGCCCATCAAGAGCTGGCGGACCGCCTTCCGGGGCGCCAGGAAGCGCGCTGGGATCGCGAACTTCCGTTGGCATGACCTCCGCCACACTTCGGCCAGCTGGGCGCTCCAGGGGGGCGCCAGCCTGCGCCAGGTGCAGGAGCACCTCGGCCATTCCACGATCAAGGAGACGATGCGCTACGCCGACCTCGAGACCAACGCGAAGCGCGAGGCGATGGAGGCCGTCATGACACGCTGGCGGCACACAGCGCCGAGCGGAGCCCCGCAAGAGCCGGAAAAGAAAGACAAAACCGGTTGATGCGACGGGGGTCCCAAAGCAGCTGCGCTACCAGGCTGCGCCACACCCCGCCCCGGCATTTCAATAGCTTAGCTGTGCCTCAGAGCCCAGGGAAGTGCGAATTCGGACGAACGCAGCGTGAATTGTGCCGCAACCGCGTCACGCCACCGGCACACTAAGTTCTAAGATTGTTCTGAGGTTCTACAAGGGGAGGCGTCGGGCCTCGCCCGTTCCTCGAAACGGCAACCTCGCCCGAGCCGGTTTCGGCTTAGCGTTAGTCGCTCGCGGACGAAGTAGCGACCGAGGGTACCGCGTGGTTTGGTTGGGGCGTGGGATCGGATGCCGCGGTTTGGTCAAGATCGGCCGCTTGCCACATTCCGTTCGCTGCCCAGGTCTGGTTGCGAATCATCGCAGCCTTGGAATCAAGACACGCCGAGGTGTCAAAGGCACCCTGCGGGCACGCCGTCGAGACCAGGGGCCTCAACACCACGCTCGTACCGCCGAAATTGCGCTTCTTCATCTCGGCCTCCAGCCTTCGAACGTGCGATTGTCGTTGATCCCGTCCTGGGGCCCAAACTGGGGGTGAGGGATCGACACGCGCGTCAGGGTACCGGCTGATTCAAATATCATATTAGGCGCTTTTGCGGTGCTTTCAATCAGACAACGCGTACACGCATACGTTGTAGTCTGGTTCCCAGCAAGCAGGGCATTGGCATCGAACGGGACCAACAGCTGCATGTCCGCTCTTACATTGGCCAAGAATTCCTTTAACAACTGGTAAAGCTCGTCGCTCGGGTTCTCAACCTGCAAACCGAGGGTTTTTGCCTCCCGTCGATTGATCGTATAATCATGGCTTCCGCTTTCACTGCATAAAAACCCGATGATCTTATTTACCTTTTCGTCTTTTGTGACCTGGCTCTTTAGAAGCTCTCGCGCGAGAAATTGAATCTGTGTACGGGTTCGGAATATTGCTCCGAGGACCAATGGATGCACCTTGCTAGAGAGGTCTATCAAAACACGGGCCATATCGGCGCCGTCTTCAACGCCGAAGTCCTTTTTTGCCATTTCGATGTAGCCGCGCACCGCTTCGACGCTCACGGGGGCGCGGGCATCAGGCGCCGCGCCAGGGATCATCGGATTTAGCGGGCCCGCCACTGATGGGTCGATTGGACCTAGTGTGGCCTGCTTGGTCATCAGAATTCTATCGGCCCCGAGGCACATCAACGTACCCGCGCTCCGCGCCTTATTCGGGAGAATAATCTCCAGCTGGTCGCAGAACATACGGAGCATATTTACGATGTTCCAAGCAGCTAGAGTGTTTCCCCCAATAGTATATAATATCAAAGAAATCTTTTTGGCGGGAAACAACCCGTCGAGGTGGTCACCAAACAAATCTACAGCGTCATTTGAAATCTGTGCTTGCATATTAGGTCTATCACCCGTGACGAAGGCAATGACCCGAGAGCTGCGCATTTTCTCGATTTTCTCGTAGATCGCAAATCGCTCCTGAAAGAGGTCCGCCATCCTATCTCCCCCTCCGGTTCGCGGGCCTTCGGTCGGCCTCTATGGGTCTGGCTGAGTTCTTACTTGGATTGAGTTGAAAAATCTACGTCCACACAACTTCCCGTCGAATCATTGCCGCCGAACTGGATACCCGCCACGCGTGAAGGGGAGCAGGTGCGCTACGCCCCGCCGCCCACAGCTCGAGCAGCGGACCTTCAGGTCTAGCAGCTGGCGATCGCCATGGCGCTCGATGATTGCCGGCAGGTCGAGCACGGCCCGATGACCGCAGGCGTCGCAATGGGCATAGAGCGCATAGTCATAGCGATGGACCGCCGAGAGGCGATCGATGCTGATCGGGCCGTCGGTCATGCCCCAATCTTAGGCAGGGGCCTGGGCGCCCCTCAACCCGGGCCAGACACCGCGCAGTCGTCAAAAAAGCACACGCTTCCGCCTTTCCCCATTGCACCCGGGCCGGTCGTGTCCTATATTTGAGACATAGACAGGGCGCTAGGCCCGTCCGATACGGGCAAGGAGGCCCGATCCCGATGACCAAGACCATCACCCCGACCCGCACCGTGACCGTCTACGCCATCCATGACGTTGATGCCGACAAGCTGGCGTCCGTCTCGGCCGAGATGCGTTCCCTCGGCGCGCCCACGATCCGCGTCGTTGACTGCGGCGACTACTACCAGGCGCTTGAGGGCTCGCATCGCCTTGCCGCCGCACAGGCCCTCGGACTCATGCCGACGCTGGTGGTCTATGGCCAGGATGAGCCGATCGAGATCGCGGGCTATGACTGGTACGAGGCCGACAACTGGGCGGCCCAAGTCTATGAGGCGGGTGAGGTTGCCGGCGAGCTGCAGAGCATGGGTGCGGTGCCCTACAGGTTCGAGGGATGACGCTCGAGGAGCTCCGCGCGGTCGGCGAAGCCCTGTACGGCCCGCGCTGGCAGTCCGAGGCGGCGCGGGCGCTCAGAGTCTCCGATCGCACCATCCGCCGATGGGCGGCCGGCGAGTGGCCGGTGCCTGACGCTGTCCAGGCGGAGATATGGGCGCTCGCGCGGGCGCGGCACCAGGCGTTGGGCGAGCTGATCAAGACCCACGCACCTAAGGCGGAGGCGCCACCATTGGCCGGCTCAGGCTCTCGTTGATCGCGCGCACGAGCTCGGCCTGCTGCTCGGGATCGAGCCGGATCGTCACCGGCTGCACCTCGTAGATCCGCCCTGCCGCCGTGGCGGCATCGACCTGCTCGGCATAGTCGAGCTTGGTCGCTTCGTTTAGCGCGATCACCGCGACCTGGCGGAGCAAGGGCTGGGCCTTGCCCGGGGTCATGAGCGGGCTCACCACGTCGAGCGAGTGGCAGCCGGCGAGCATCAACCCGCCGGCCGCGATGGCGCACAGCCTCAGGTATACCATGCGATCCCTCCGAAGGCGGTGACGGCCCAGAACCGCGTGCGCGCCTTCCCCTCGAGGAGGCGCCGCCGCTCCGGCGTGGGCGCTTCGCGCGCTTTCCGCATCATGCAGTGCAAGAAGAGGAGATCGGCGATCGCCCGATCGGTCTCGACGCCGAGCTGCCCCTCCGCCTTCTGGAGGTACAGCTCGTCATGGCACTCGCAGCATTCCTCGAACTCGGGCGCCCGCAGCCCGAGCGCATCGACGACGGTGCAGCCGTCATAGTGCGCCCGGTGGAGCGGGTCGAGGTGGAAGCCGGTCACGGCAGCGGCGGGGGAGTCTCTGCGGTCACGCGCGGCAAATAGGCCTCGACCATCTTCTGCACGTCCTGCGGCTTCTCGAAGCCGACATGCCTCACCGCGTCGGGGAAGTGCTGCACGAGATCACCGAGCACCCGCTTGGCGATCGGGTTGTCGATCTTGATCTTCGCCATCTCACGGATCTTCTCGCCATGCTGCTCGTACAGCCGGGTGAGCGAGTTGACGATACCGATGCGAATGCGTTGCGCCATCGCGTCATCCGTCTTGATGCCAGCGAGGTTGCCCATCCTGATCAGCAGCCACGTCGCCGCGCTGCCGATGCAGAGGATGATCGTGGTGACGACATAGGCGAGGATCGCGCCGCCATCGATCACCGTGTCATCGGCGGGCGGGGCCTCCTGCGCAAAGGCGAGCCCCGTGAGTGAGCCTGCACTCACGAGCAGAACGATGATGAACAGCGGAATGAGCCTCATGGTCTCCTCCAACGAAAAAGGGCCGGGAGAATTCCCGGCCCTTGGGTCTGTTGATCGGCGCGCGGCTTAAGCGATGACCTGGCTCGCGCGCACCTCAAACTCGCTTTCCTCGGCCGCGATCACGCCGCCGGTGCACTCGGCGCGGGGGCGCCAGGTGCCCGCAAGGTTCACGTCGACCTCGCAGTAATAGACCCCGACGCTCTCCCTCACGATCGCGGCGCCCTGATAGAGCGTGGCCGCGCCGAGCGCCTGCGAGGGGTCGCGCACCCGAAGCTTGATCGAGCCCGCATCGGGATCGATCAGGGCGCCGGCGGTGTCGCGCACCTTCATGTAGACGCGCACCCGGTCGCCACGGTCGTAGGTGTTTTTGGCCATCCGTCACACCTTCCTGTCGGACAAGTCGATGGTGAATGCGGGCACGTCCGAGAGGCGGAGGCGCAGCGCCTCGACATCCCAGACCTCCAGCGGAAAGGCCACCACATCCAGCATGTGCACGGCGCCGGCGACGCCCGAGCCCGGCAGGGTGGCGAAGGCCTCGATCAGCGCCCCACCGGTGACGATCGCTGCGGCGAAGCTGGTGGTGAACGGCACCGCAGCAAACCCGGCGTCGGCGTCGAGCACGGCCCAGAGCGAGAGCGCGCCCAGGGCCTGCAGGTCCGCGTTGGCGTCGAGCACGGCGCTGAGGCCGATCACCGGCGATGCACCGAAATCGGCGAGGGCGTCGATCCGGGCGGCCGCGATCGGCGTGATCAACGCCGCGAGGTCGGACCCTCCATCGACAGCAGCGACCATCGCGGCGATGCCGATCCCCGCATCGGCGGCGAGCTCGCCAAAGCCGTCGAGCTGGGCCACCAGCACGATCGCGGGCGCGGCGGCGCTCTCCCCCGCCCCATCGATCACCGCCTGCGCCACCAGGGCGTGCACGGCGGCCAGCTCCCCTCGCCCGTCGACCACGGCCCCGGCCGCCAAGGTATGCAGACCCGCGAGGTCTCCGGCGCCGTCGAGGACCGCGCTGATCGCGAGCGCCGCCGCGGGCACGAGGTCCGCCAGGCTGTCGATCGAGGCGTTCAGCCCGATCGCGGGTCCGGCGCTCTCGAGCGCCATGCCCTGCACCGCAGCCGCGGCAAAGGCGGTGGCGAAGGCATCGCCCGAGACATCGCTGACGCTGTCGATTACGGCCGAGATGCTGATCGCGCCGCCGCCGGCGTCTCGCAGCAGCTCGGCGAATAGCAGTTTGCGGCGGAGGAGAAGCCTCACAGCAGGATCAAGCCCTGCCGCGGCGGCGGCTTGTTCCAGTAAGGCAGGGGCGGATGCGTCTGCAGCTTGCCGTCGGTGTTCACCCAGGTCTGCACGCCGCGGCCGCCCCAATAGGTCTCGCCTGGTTTGCCGGGATGCTCGAGCGCGGAGCGGAACGAGCGATATTCCATGATCGACGGCACCAGGTGCGGCAGCGAGAAGGGGCCGCCATAGGCGAGCTGGCGCAGCATGGCGTCAGGCATCGCGCCGCCGCCTGGAACGACATCGATGTTGGCGCACCAGAATTCCGCGATGCCGCCCAGCCACTGCGCGGTCTCGCCGCTCGAGGATCTGAGCCCGCCGAGGCGCATGTGCGCGAGCGAGGTCGGAGTTGCGACGTTGGTGCCCTGCACGTGCTCGCTCTCCCCGGTCGGGTGGAGCACTGCCATGCGGCGATTGCTCGAGGTGATCCAGCGCCCCACCACATAGGCCCAGGCGCCGGCCACGGCGGCGACCGCGCCTGTACTATCGTTGGGGCTGCCAGCGGAGACCGAGATCCCGTACACGTTCGAGGCGTTGTTGTAGAGCCGGAAATAGTGCGCGTCGTCCGAAGCGCGGTGGATCGAGAACCAGGTGCGCGACGTGCCGAGCGCGCCCTTCAACACCCACGCGCCGGCGGAGAACGTAATGGCCGTGATCGGTGTTACCGAATTCAGCAGCTTGTCGCTGGCGGCCGAGCCGTCGAAGAAGAGCCCCATGTTTCAGGCGCTCTCGTACTTCACCGGGAAATACTCGACCTCGTGATTGCCGCCGGTCGAATTCAGGTTCACCCCGGTGTTGTGCACGATGTAGACGCCCCACTGGACGGGAACGTTGCCGCCGAAGGCCTGCGCGACCGAGAACGGCCCCCACTGGTAGGCCTTGTTCGAGGTGTTCACTGTCGGGATGATCGTGAGCAGCACCATCAACGTCTTTTCGCTCGGCGTCAGATTGGCGTCTGAGCCCGTGGCGCCGCCCGAAAAGATCGTGTCGTCATAGCTGGCATAAGCCCACACCTCGATTTGGCGGGCAGCGGTCGGCGAAGTGCCCGTCATAACCGTGCCGCCCACCATCGCGTCGATCGCGTCGTCGGTGTCCTTCTGGTCGACCGCGGTACTCTCGCGGCCGGCCACTAGGTTGGTGTCGCTCGCGAGCGAGGCGAGCGTCATCGTCATCGTGACCTTGGTGCCATAGACGGGGGTTGCTGTGGTCATGGCTCAGTCCGCCGTCAGGCCGAAATATTGAAGCTCTTGCATGAGGGCCTCCTGCCGCTCGGCGATCTGTAACTGGGCCCGCTCGAGCATGTCCGGCACCTTCTGATTCTCCGCGAGCGCCGCCGCGCCGACCACCTTCTCTCGGCCAGGCTTGGCCTCCTGGACAGGCGTGCCCTTGGGCACAATGATCGGGGTCCGCTTGCCCTCGACGTCTTCCTGGTATCCGACAATCGCGTCGACCTCCGTCAAGCCATCGTCAAGCGCGAGGATCAGCCGAGGGGTGTCTTCCCAAATGCCCTCCACCTCGATGACGAGGCCGGACGCAATGTCATCCGCTTCCTTCTGGCTGATCTGCCCCGGACCGTCGCCCACCGAGAGCCGACTGGCGTTGAGGCCTGCGCGGATGATGCAGTCGCTCCATGGGATGCCTGCGGCGTTGCTGCCCGTCGGCGCCGGCCCATGCAGCACCGCCCGGAATGCGTTCCTGCCGGCCGCCCCCAGAATGTGCACCTTGGCCATATGATTCTCCGCTGCGCGACCTATGCCAGCACCAGGTCGAGATTGCCGGGGTTGAACTGGAGCGTGCCTCCGGCGTTCACCACCTGCGGAATCACCTTGTAGAAGATGCCGGAGCCGGCCGCGGTGAGGTCGACGGCGCTGCCGCCCGACGTGGTCGACACCTTGAAATCGTCGGTGGTGAGGCCGCTCGCGATCACGAAATAGAGCGTTCCTGCCGACACGCCGGCTGGCAGGGTGCCGGCGAACTCGGCCGAGAACGCGACGCGGTCACCAGCGGACAGACCATGCGCCGGCGAGCGGATCAGGTCGCTCGCGGTGTCGGTGCAGACGAAGGGCTTCTTCACGGTCGAGAGCCAGCCGCCGCGGATGAAGTTGCCGCTGCTCGAGGCGTCCCATTCGCCCACGCCGACCACGGTATCGGCCGGCAGATTGGCGAAGGTGATCGCGTTGACATTGTCGCCGAGGCCGCCCGACGAAGCGTTCCAGCCGGCGCCCGCGACGCTCTGCCGCGCATAGGAGCCGCCGGAGAGCTCGTTGGCGCCGGTCTCACCCGGGTCACCATTGTGCAGCGAGATGTGCGATCCCGACGGCATGGTGAACGAGGTCTTGCCGTTCAGGTGGTCGTTGACCTTGTCCTCGGAATAGTTCGAGAGCGTCATCGTGCGGCTCCTTTCGTGTTGATCAGCTCGACAGACCGGCGGCGATCAGATGGTCCGCCACCCGGTTGGCCCAGCCGGCGGCATTGGCGGCGTTGTAGGGAGATTCGGTCACCCTCTTGCCCATGCGGCGGATCCATAGCGCGAGAAAGCGGATGGCCAGGCGGCGCGGCGCGCACACCGCCAGGGCGTCAAACGTCTTCGGCCCGAGCGCGCTGTCGACGGCGAGCACGGCGAAGCTGGTGAGCCCTTGGGCCGCGCGCTCCTCGTTGATCGCGGTCTGCAGCCAGCCAGCGGCCCGACGCGGGCCCCACAGCACGCCGGCGTCGATCACGACGACGCGCAAGTCCTCATCCGCGATTTCGTGGAAGCGCGGTTGACGAATGAACATCGCCCGATAGATGTCCCGCGCCTCGCGCTCGCCGAGCGCCGACACCTCTTCCGGCGTCACGGCCCGCCCGCGCCAGGCGGAGAGCGTTTTGATCGTGACGCCGCCCTTGGTGGGGCCGCCATCGTCGGTCGAGCGATTGGTGTAGTGCGGCCACCCTTCCCGCTCGAGCACGCCGCTGATGATCTCTTCCTCGCGCCCGCTCATTGCTCATGCTCCATGCCGGCCTCTTGGGCGGCCATCTCGCCGGCGATGCCGGCATAGCCAGCGCTGTCGACGTAGTCATCGAGGTTGAAGGCGCCGGTCGAGCGGCGCGTGATTTTGAGCAGTTCGAGCATCGTGGCGGTGTCGAGCGCGCTGAGATCGTTGGGGCCGAGCAGCCCGCGGCAGCGCAGCCACCAGGTCCACGCGGCAGCAAGCCGCGCCTGAGTCTCGACCGCATCGCCGTGCTGCGCTGCGCGCTCGCCATCGAGCAGCCGGGCGGCCTCAGTACAGACCTTCGCCGCCTTCATCGTCTCAGACCCTCGGTCGCGCCGGGCGCGCCGAACGGCCACATATCGGCCGAAACGTCGCCGTCCACGATCGGCGGCCGCACGGGGCCGACCGGCGTGGTGCTCGACGGGCTGCGGCTGATGCGGCGCTCGATGGTGTCGATGTCGCGCGCCAGGTCGTTGATGCGCTCCATGATGTCGGTGCGCATGTCGCGCCGCGCCTCGCGGGCATCGATCGCCACCTTGTCGACCCGAACGAGCGCGTCATCCGCCTTGCGCTGCAGCTCCTCGATGCGGGGCGGTACGCCCGCCAGCAGGTTCGAGATCGTGCTGAGCTGAATGTTCATGTTGTCGATGGCCTTCTCCTGATCGCGCGCGATCCGCTCGAGCACGGCGAGCCGCGCATCGGCGGTGATCGAGGTGACGCCGCCGGCCGCACCGCCGCTTCCGAGCACGAGCGCGGCGAGCGCGCCAACGACCTTCCACCAGGTGCCGTTCCGGCCGTTCGTCGGCTTCTGCCCGTTCTCGCTCATGGCCCCCCTCAAAGAAAAAAGGCGGCGCGAGATCGCGCCGCCCCTTCGCTTCAGAGATTCGCTGCGCCGCTACTTCTTCGTGCGCACCCACTGATTGCCGTCGTAGACCAGCAGGAAGGCCCCGCCGTTGATCGTGGTGCCGGTCGGGATGTCGACCCTGTTGCCGAAGCTGGCCGAGCCGCGCGCGTCATCCATCTCGGCGGTCGTGAGCGGCACGGCACCCTTGACCGGGGCCTGAACGTCTGAGGCGAACGCCGTACCGAGGCCGCACGCGAGCGCGGCCACGGCCATGATGGCCAGTAGCTTCTTCATCGAGGTGCTCCTTGGTTGAGGTTGCGGTCCGCCCCGCTCGTTCATCCCGGCGGGATGTTCGTCATTGACGAGGTTCAGGGCTCGGCATCGAGCGCGCCGGCGACGGCCACGCCCTTGGTGGCTTCGAGCTTTGCCGCCAGCTCGTCGAAGGCCTGCTTCTGCTCGGGCTTCGTCGCATCGACCAGGTGATCGCGCACCACCTTGACCACGTCGGCCAGGGTCGGCTCCTTCACCGGCGGCACAGCCCGGCTCGCCGTGATTCGTGCCTCGATCGCCGCTTGGTCGGGCGCCGTGCCGTTGAAGACGCGCAGATCCTTGAGGTCGCTGCCCGCGAGTTCGAAGGTGGCGCCGGGCGCGATGAGGGCCGCGACCGCGAGGCCGATCTCGCCGGCCTTCGGTGCGGGATCGAGAGTCCATTCGGTCATGCGAACTCCTCGAGGGTGACGGTGTTGAGCGCCTGCGTGTCGCCATAGCGGGCCGTGGCGGTGCCGCCGGTGGCCCAGGTGCCGGCCGAGCCGTTCGCCAGCCCGACACGGATCGAATAGGTGTGCGGGCCCACCGAGCCGGGCGTGTCGATGCAGTTGATCGGAATGCCGATGCCGGTGGTGCCGCCGGCGCTGAAGCGCGTGGGGCCGACCGAGAGGATGTTGGTCGAGCCGCGGAACACCGCGATCGAGGCGTCGGCGCCGCCGGTGCTGCAGCTGATGAACACCTCGCCGGTCACCCGCACCTTGTGCGCGGCGTCGAGCAGCGTGATCGCCTGCGAAGCGATCTGGGTGCCCTCGCCGCTGGTGGGCGGCGTGTCGTCATCCGGGAAGGTGGTGGACCCGGATGCCTCCCCCACCACGAAGTTCACACGCTGGAACACGACCATCGGAACCTGGACGCCCGCCTGGTGGAGCGCGGTTGCGTTCAGGGTGGCTGGCCCCTTGTCGCCACCAGTCGGCGCACCGACCTGCACCCCTTGACCGACCTTGACGCGCGAGGCGACCGTGCCCGCCACCGCGGTGTGGAAATCAATCAGCCCATCCTCGGAGCCCGTCAGCTCATCCAGGATCTGCCCCTGGATGCGCGCATACACCTGATCGGCGCCGGCGCTGTCATTGCCCTGAAAGGTGACGCCGCCGATCACGTCGTTGTCGGCTGGCGTCGTCTTGTTTCGGTCGAGCACCAGCTCAGGGCCGAGCCCGGTGCCGCTATCGGTCGAGCGGATCGTCTGCGTCGCGGTGAAGACATTGGCGTCGCCCGTCCCGGCAACCGCGAGATAGGCGCGCGCCAGCGCCTTCATCACGCCGTAGCCGCGATCGACCTCGAGCCATTCGCTGCCCGCGCGGCGGAGCAGCAGCCATTGCGTCGTATCGTCGAGCGTGAGGTTGGCGGCATCGGCCAGCAGGATCTTGCCGGCGCCGCCCTGATTGTGGCGCACCACCACATTGCGCGCGTTATCGGCAGAGAAGATCAGGAGGTGGAAGCCGTCCGGCAGGTTGGTGGTGTTGATGGTGTCGAGATCATCCGAGGCCGCAGCGGCCTCGGTATCGACCGCGTGCATGCCGCGGTCGGGCGTGATCGCGCCGGACGCGATGGTCTTGGTCGAGACCGCTTGCGTGCCCGGGATCTGCTTCGTCGTGGCGAGGAAGTCTTCTAGGGCCGTCTTCTGCTCGCCTTCAGTACGCGCCGGGGTCGAGATATAGCCGGCAGCCGGAAAAGCGGTCATCTCAATATCCCTCGATCGTGGCGTTGACGTGCGCCGTGGCGCCGGCGAGCGCCGCGTCCACCGGCTGCACCAGGGGGCCGAGAACCGGGTCGCGGTCGATGATGCGGACATTGACGGCGCTGCCGCCGTCATCCAGCAGGTCGAAGCGCACCGTCTTGATGGCGCGATAGGCCTTGAGCGGCGTGATGCGCGACGCGGTCGAAGGCAGCGCCAGGTCGAGGAACTGCTCGCGCACGTCGGGCACGTCGACCACGATGCGGAGCGCATCGAGCACGCCCTGAACCGGCCCGCCCGGCAAGGTGACGCGGAGGTCGATCTGCTCGCGACCGACGTTGATGCGGCCGGGCCAGGGCCGCCAGTCGCCGGAGGCCTGCCAGAACGGGTTCGGGTCGCCCGACCAGAACACGTTCGCGTCATTGGACCAGAAAAGGCCCTCGCTCCGCCGGTACTCCACCATCGGAGAGCCACCAGCGGTCGCCAGTTCGAGGAAGATGTCGGCGGGCGCCCACAGCGCATCGATCGCGAAGCTGGTCTCGTAGACCAAGGTGTCGTAGACGCCGGCAGGCCAGAAGGGCGCGGAATCGACCGACCAGAACAACGCGGCGTCATTCGACCAGAAGAGCGTGAGCGAGCTGGCGACGATGTCATCACCCGAGATCGAGCCGCCGGTAGTCGTGCCCGGCCAGCCCAGCGCCTCGAGGTCGATGGTCTCGACCACATTGGCCTGCGCCGGATCGCCCAGGTCCTTCACGAGGATCGCGGGCTCGGTGCTGCGGTTGCCCGAGCTGTCCACCGCGAACACGAATAGGGTCAAGGTGCCGCCCGGCAGGGTGGAGAGATCGAAGGGCGGCGCGCCGACCAGTCCGACATGGGCCGCCGTGGCGCCCGCCGGGTTGCGATCATCGCCGAACTTCCAGAGCACCTCGAAGCCCGCGAAGTCGCGCGGCGCCAGGCCATAGGTCCAGGTGAGCAGGCCCGCCGCGACCGTGAGGCCGCTCGGCGCCGCGGGTGGCGCCGTCTTGCCCTGCACGACGTGCCCATCGATCGGCGTCCAGTCTGAGACGCGGCCCGGAACGGTGACATGGCGGAGCCTGAGATCGTAGGCCTGCAACTCGTCGACGCCGGTGACATAGACGACGGGCGGCTGGCCCTTGAAGATCTGCGGCTCGAACGGATCGCCCGAGCCGGTGCGGCGGAGCTGCACCTCGAGGTGCTCGATGTCGAAGGCGATGCCCGACAGGCGCGCGATCGTGATGCGGATCGCGGGCTCCCATCCGCCGCCGGGCGCCAGCACCATGGCATCCTCGTCCGAGCGCACGTCCTCGATCTTCGGGCGCGGCGGGTCGAGGTTGACGCCCTGGCCGGGGAAGGTCGAGCCGGTGTCGAAGGGCGGGATCGGCAGGGTGTCGGCGGTAAAGATCGCGGGCGCCGCGTCGACCAGCTCGAGCACGGCGTGGAGCCCGGTGTAGCGGATCGCCTTGACCAGAAGGTCGACCGTCTCCCGCCCCGTCTCGCCAACCTGCACCAGGTCGCCGACCGCAGGCGCGCTCGCAGCGGCGATCGAGGGCGACAACGCAAGCGTCTGCGTCTCCGTGGTGACGCCGACCGAGGCAATCGTGCCGAGCACCTGCGAGCCGTCCGACCGCCGCACCCGCGCGACATAGCTCTTGCCCGCCTCGAGTGTCACGCGCTCGTCGAGCATGATCGAGGTGACATTGCTCGATCCGTCGACGGTGCGCGCCTTGATGCGCCCGGCGCCGAGGCCCCAGCGCGGCACGTCGTGGCCGACCTTGATCAGGTCGCCCCGCGCGCACACCAGGTTCTCGATGTCGGTTTCGAGCTCATAGGTCTCGGGCCGGAGCTTGGCCTCGGCGATCATCAGCCGCGCATCGGCATAGGCTTGCGCGGCGCGGTTGACGCCGAACAGCTCGACGGTCTCGAACAGGGTGGCGTTGCCGGCGTTGTAGCCGCCGTCATAGACCACGACTTCATCCTGCCCCGGCCCCTTGTCAGGGTTGAGGAAGCGCGCCTTCAGCGCATGGGGCCGCTGCACGAACAGCTTGGTGCCCCGGAAATTGGCGGAGTTGCGCGGCGTCAGCATCTGCACCGGGGTCGCCTGCGGCCGGTCCATCACCACGGCCCACTTGCCGTTCTTCATGGTGAGATCGGCGCGCGCGGTCGCGAGGATCTCGCGGGCGAGCTGGCCCACCGTCGAGCGGAAGTCGATCGCTGCGTCGAACAGATAGCGGGCCTGGCCGTTCAAGGTGGCGAGCGCCCCGTTGTCGGCGAGCGCCTTGAAGCTCGCGAGGTCGATGCGGGAGTCCGCGACCGGCTTCTTGTTGGCGCTGCCGCGCAGCACATCGAGCGCGGCCCAGGCGACGCTCCTGGTCAGCGCCGGCGCATCGAACGAGCTGCCGTTCCAGATCGCGAGCTTGGCCTCGGCCTGCAGGTTGAAGGTGCCGACCACGCCGTTGAGCTGGTTGGTCGCCTTGATCCGCATCGCGATGGTCGAGGACCCAGCCGGCAGCGCCGGCGGTGTGTAGGTGATCGAGCGCAGGATCGAGACGAAGGAATCGCCCCGCTGGTTGACCGCGGTGAAGTCCGCCGTCTGGCGGGTGAAGCGCACCTCGTAGCGCCCGCGCGCGGGCAGCACGATGCGCACGCCGAAGCGCACCACCTGTTCGGTCGCGCCCGTGATCGTCTGCACGCCTGCCGAGGTGAAGCCGCCGCCCGAGCCCGCGAGGCGATACTCGACCAGGACTTCGACGGTCAGCGGGTTGCGGTTCGCGTTCGCATCGAACGAGACCAGCCCGGTCGGAAACACCAGGTCGATGGTGATCTCGTCGGCGAGGCCCCGGCTCTCCAGGGTGCGCGGCCCGCCGGCCGCCGTCAGTTGGAGGCTGTAGCCGTCCTCGTGCACCGTGTTCGCGTAGAGCGTGATGTCGGGGTCGCCGGCCTCGCCGGTGCGCACCTGGGTCTCGACGCCCTCGAACTGCGAGAGCGGCGTGGTGCCGATCCTGAAGTCAGACAGCACCAGCGGGCCATAGCCGCACTCGAACAGCAGGCGCAGATACTGGTCGTTGCCGATCACCTCTGAATAGGGCACCGCGGCGTAGGGCGGGAACAGCCTGCACTTGCCGAACACGCGCGGCACCGGGCCATAAGGATTGGCCCGGTTCTGCGTGCCGGTGATGCTCAACGTCGGCGAGGTGCGCTCCCCGTCGAAGCGGCCCGACAGTGCGCCGAGAGATGGTTTGGGCGGCGGCGCGATCGCGTTGACCGCGAGGTTGCCGAGCAGGGTGACCGCGCCGGCGACCAGGCCCTGACCGAGCGCCGCCGCGGTCGCGGCCGACAGGCCGAGCGCGGTGCCGGGCCCGAACAGCGAGGCGCCCACGATGGGGCCGAGCGCGGCGCCCGCCCACGCTGCCGCCGCGATCACCGCGATCGCCAGCACGATGCGCAAGGGGCTCTTGCCGCCGCCACCGCCGCCCATCGGCACCACGCGCACGGTGACGATGCGGCCGGGCTTTGGCCGCACCACCGCCCAGTGCGCACGCGGCACCAGCCAATCGTCGATGAAGACCAGCGCGTGACTGATCGTATCCGGCTCGGTGCCGGCTGCGCGCATCATGTCGGCGAGCGTCTCGCCGGCCGGCAGCTCGAGGTCGATGCGGTCGGCGGTGAACGGATTCGGGCAGATCGAAAGGTGCGTGGTGGGAGCGAGCATCAGATCACCCATGAGCGGCGATCCGCTCATGCCGGTAGAGGCCGGCGATGCGGCGCTCCCAGGCGAAGCTCCGATAGGTCTCGACCACGGCGTCCGCCCCATCGAAGGCGTGGAGCATGAAGCCGGGCGCGACCACGACGCCGACATGGCAGGGCTGCCCCGCCATCAGCAGCAGCAGCACGTCGCCCGCCCGCTCCTCCTCCTTCGGCACGCGGCGCCAGGCCAGCGATTCGCTCGCCATGAAGGCGCCGATCTCGGCGCGCAGCGAGGCGACATATTCGCGCGCGGCGTCACGCTTGCAGGTCCAGGAGCGGCCGTCATAGAGCGGCAGCTCGATGCCGAACACCTCGCGATAGACCAGCACCACCAGGCCCCAGCAATCGACGCCAGCGCGGTCCCGCCCGAACGGCTTCCACGGCGTGCCGATGAAGGATGCGGCCCAGCCACTTTGGGGCGCGGCTCGGGCCGCCCCACCAACCCCCTCGCCACGCCCGAGTGATTCCATCAAAAGAGCCCCGGGTTTCGGGCGGGCGTGAAGGAATCGCCCGGATAGGGCTCGTTCAGCACGTCCTCGAAGCCGAGCTCGGCCTCGACGGTGAGCGCGTCATAGACCGCGCGGATCGCCTTTAGGCCCGAGAAGCTCGCCTCGATCGTGTTCGGCTGCGACGCCACCGCCACGTCGATCTGCAGCTCGAACGGCGAGGAGATCGCGCGAAGCGAGTCCACGATCTGCCGATCGACATTGTCGATGCGCAAGGTCACGCGCGGCGGCGCGCCCGCTCCGACATCGGGCAGATCGATCTCGAACGGGAAGGCCTGGAAGGTATTGCCGTTCGAGACGATGTCGGTGTGGTTGTTCACCACGCGGATCGGCGCAGGCAGGTCCGCATGGGTGATCGTCAACAGCACGAGCGGGACCTCTGCGGTCTCCTGGGCGAAGGCCGCGGCCTTGAAGACGGAGGAGGTCATGATTTATCGGCGCGCCGTTGGCCGCCCCACCAGCCCCAACGGCGCGCGCGAGCGCTCAGGGTTGGCGTGGCGGCTGAGTGCGAACGCGCCCCTCATGGAAGGATCTCCAAATCGAGATCGGCTTCGAAGATGTTCGCCGCGCGCGCGCGGATGCGCGGGTCGCCGGTGAAGCGCATGGTGCAGGCGACTCCGGTCACCGGGTGCTTCCAGTCGAAGGACAGCGCCCCGCCGGCGAGCGTGCTGTCGTAGAACGTGCGGAACGTCGCGCGCTGGGTGATGTCGAGCCGCACGCTGCCGTGGAGCGGCGTCGGCGCCGCGGTGAAGCGCGGGCGCGCCTTCGCCGGCCCGGCGTCCATGCGGGTGCGCACCACGCGCGCGGGCATCTCCTCCTGGAAGTTCGGATAGAGCATGTCCTGCGGCAGGGAGGCCGGCCAAACCGCCGGCATCTAGCCCCTCATCACGCCGGGCACGCGCACCGCGCCAAAGCTTCGGCCGAGCGCGCCGTCGAGCCGCCCCTGCCCCATCGCCCGCTCGATGGAATCGGCAATGTAGATGTCAATTTCGCGCCTGCCATCGCGCCCGGAGCGCTCGCGCGCCTGCACCGGAGCCGTGTTGCCGGAGCGCTGGTCGAAGATGTTGATCACGACACCGGTGCCGCCCCTCGCGTCCACGCCCAGACGGCCATCCGGCCCACGCGAGAGCGGCATCACCGCTTCCTCGCCCGCCTCGCCCATCAGGCCCACGCCGTTCGCCATGGGGAAGAGCGTGGGCCGCGTCACCACGCCGCCCTCCGCAAAGGCGTGCAGCCGGCCCTGGGACAGCACCCCGCCCTTCGCCAGCCCAAACCAGTTGGTGCCGCCGAACAGCTCGCCGAGCGCGTCGGAAAACCCGCTCGACAGAGGCCCGGTGATCGTCTTGTAGATGAGCTGCTCGAGCACCTCTGAGGCGAGGGTCTGGAGCAAGTCCTTGGCCGAGGCGTTCGCATCGTCGAGCCCGACCGCGACATCGGCGAGGGCCTTTGCGGTGCGCCGGCCGAAGCCCTCGAAGGCCTCGGTGAGCTGCTCGACCAGATCCTCCTTGTCCTTGAGCGAGTCCTCGAGCTCCTTGCCCGCCTTCGCGACGCCCCGGCTAAGCGTGTCATTGCTGATTGCCCCCAGGCGCCACAGCTCGATCAGCCGCTCGAACTCCGCCTCATAAGCCTCGGCCGCGGTTCGCGTCTCCTCGAACACCTGGCGCCCGGCGTCCATCACCTTCTGGCGCGCCTTTTCGGCCTCCGCCGCCTCCTTGGTCTTGCCGGTGAGGCGATCGGTCTCCTCTCCCCACTTGACGTAGGCCGCGGCCATCAGGGCCGCCTTGTCGGGTAGGTCGGAAGCCGCAAGCCGGGCGAGGCTCTCGTTCAGGTTGTCGTTTGCGGCGGTGAGCGGATCGAGCTGATGACGCAACGCCTGAAGCGAGGCCGCCTCCCGCTCCCGCTCGGCGATCCGCCGCTTCAGCTCGCTGTCGGAGGGCGGTGGGAGCGTCGCGAGCGTCGTGCCGCCGCTATCGTCGTGCCGCTCCTGGAGGCGTCGCTGCTCCGCGGTGAGCTCGTCGGCGCGCGCGCGGAGCTTGGCGATCTCCGCCTCGATCCCGCGCACCACGCTCTCGGCCTTCGCCGTGTCGGCTTTGAGCGCGAGCATCGCGCCCGGCTGCTCGCGCGCGACCCGGTCCTGCTCGGCCTGGAGCTCGGCGAGCTTCTGCTTGGCATCGACCAGCTCGAGCGCACGCTCCTTGATCTGGTCGAGCGTATCGTCGAAGTCGGGCGCCAGGCCGAAGAACCGGCGGAATCCGTCGATCGCCTCCTCGAAAAAGCCGGCGATCGCGACGGTCCAACTGCGGATCGTCTCGGCCGCCGGCAGCAGCTCGATGACAATGTTACGCGCCTGGGTGACCAGCACGCTGCCCATCTCGGCGAGGGCATCGCCCACCTCGTCGGCTTTCTTGGTCGCCTCGTCATCGAGCGTGCCGCCGAGCCGCGTCCACTGCTTGCCATAGTCGTCGATCGCCTTGCCGCCCTGCGCGAGGAACGCCTGGAACCTGGGGCCCAGCTTGTCGCCCAGCAGGTCGCCTAGCAGCGCCGCGCGCTTCGCCGGGTCCTCCACCTTCGCGATCGCGTCGGCCAGCGCCAGGAACGCGCCCTCGGTATCGAGGGTCTGCAGCTCCCGCCAGCTGATGCCGAGCGCCTCGAAGGACTTGAGGGCGCTCTCATTGCCCTGCTTCGCATCGCCGAGCTTGACGTTGAGCTTGGAGAGCGCGCCCTCGAACTTCTCGTTCTCGATGCCGGCGGCGCGCGCCGCCAGCTCGAACTCCTGCAGGCGCTGAGCGCCGATGCCGAGCTGGTCGGACACGTCGGCAATTCGCCCGGCGCTCTCGATCACATCGTCGATGAAGCCGATCAGGTTTCGGCCCGCGACGATCGCGGCGCTGATCCCGATCAGAGCGCCGCCGATGCGCGCGATCTTGCCAACGGCGCTCTCGATCTTGCCGAGCGAGTCCGCGCTTCGGTCGCCGAATTGCTCGATCTCCTGGCCGGAGCGCGTGACGCCTTCGGTCGTGATGCGGACGGAGACATTACGCGTCTTCGCCATTGCGCCCCTCCTTCAGATCTCGCTGGCCTTCGCGCAGGCCCGTCTCCGCGGCGGCAAGCAGCTCGGCCGCGTCACGCCCGTCCAACCCCAGGGCGCCGGCCACGCTGAGCGCGCCGGGCCAGTCGAGGCCGATGAAGTTGCCGCGCGGCGAAAAGCGGAACGGCGCGCATTCGATCACCCGCCAGGCGGCCCACCCCGCCTCGCTCTGCGGCCGCTCGGTCAGGTAGAGGCAGTTGCCGCACCATTGGCCGAAGCTGGCGAGGCAGCCGGCGCAGTAGTCGGGCCCGCCGCCGGCGTGCCAGCGGCAGCGGGCCTGAAGCCGTTTTTTTCCGCGAGCCCGATACCGGTCGAGGCCGTGTAGGCGCGGTCGAAGGCACGGGCGATCTCGCGCACGCTGAACACCAGGTCGAGCGTGGCGGGGTTCAGGCCGATCGGCTCGCCGGTCGCCTCGTCCTCGAGGCCCTCCCAATCGGTGATGACCCGGCGCGCAAGGGCCTTGATGCCGTGGACATGCGCGATCGCCGCCTGCTCGGCGGGGCTGCGGCCGCCCTCCTTCACCAACGCCGCCATGCGGTCGCGCGCCTCCCAGATCGCCGTGTACTCAAGCTCCGCGGTGAACGGTGCGCAGAGGAAGCGCGCGCGCTGATCGCCGATCAGGATCTCGATCCAGGAGGGCTCGGTGCCCGGCAACTTGAGTCTCAACGTCACTGTGATAGCCTCCAGAACGCAAATTGACCGGGCGGCTAAGCCCGGTGAGTGAGCCAGGCAACCAGGAACATTTTTGAACCTAAAGAGCGGGCGGGCCTCGGTTGGGAAACCAGCCGGGGCCCGTCGATTTTGGGTGGGCTAGTACGCCGCCACGTCGTTGCGTAGGGTCGCGACCAGCATGGGCGTAGCGGCGGCCGGCGCCGACGCCTTGAAATCGTAGCTCGCCTGGATCCCGTTGGGACCCGACACGCGCTGCTTCGGCTTCGGCAAATCGACCTGCGACATGGAGAAGGTCAGCCGCTCGATCACGCTCTTGGTGTAGCCGAACTCGAGGTCGACTGTGGTGCCGGCCTCGGACGGTGCCAGCAGCGAGGCCGTCTCCGCGAACCGCGCGTCGATGCGACCCTGCGCCGTGCACAGCCCGTCATCCGAACCATCGATCCGCCCATCGCTCCGAATGGTCGGCACCGGATCGAGGTTGTTGGACACGTCGAGCGTGAAGCCGGTGACGTTGGCGATCGAGGCGCCGGCCTTCTTGATCGCCCCTTGGGCCTGGGAGAAGCGATCGAAGGTGGCGACCGTCGGCGCGCCGGCGCCGCTCGAGGCGTTCCGCGCCTCGGACTGGCCGATGAGCTGTACCTGGGCCTGGGCGAGCCCATCCCGTGACCAGGAGAAGCCGATGGTGTTGAGCTTGTTGCCGGCGGTGACGAAGAACGACGGATTGTCCGCGTCGGCGAAGGCGCACTCGGCCGCGAAGGAGTTGATCTCGGCCGCGATGGCGAGCACGGCACCGGACGGCGTGCCGTTCGAGGTCGGCGAGGACGAAGCGGCGAGCGAGAAGGCGGCCTGCAGCGGTCCCGCCGCGTCGAGCTCGATCACCAGCTCGGTGGCCGTCGAGGCGTAGGTCGCGAGCACCAGGGTCGCATTGGCGCTGGCGTTGAGATCGATCGCGAGCTGCGCCAGCGTCTCGGCCAGGGTCGCGCCGATCTTGGTCTGCGCGCCGGACGGCGTGCCAGTGACGAACGTCCAGGTGACGCCCCCGAGCGTGATGGTCGCGGTGTTCGCCGGCTGATTCGAGAACGTGATCTTGCCGCGGAACCGGGGCCCGCCCGACTTCCAGATGTGCTCCCAGCCGCCGCCGGAGAGAGTCGCCCCCGACGGCGTGCCATTCGAGGCCGGCGAGGAGGAGGCCGCGAGCGCGAAGGCGTTGGCCGCGGGCCCGGGCTCCCGCGCCTCGATGTTGAGCGCGGTCGCGGTCGCGACGTACTTCGCATCATCGATCGAGGCGTTGGCGCTGGCATTCAGGTCGGTCGCGAGCTGGGTCAAGGTGCCGGCGAGCGTGCCCTGGATGTTGGTCTGGGTGCCGGAAGCACCGGAGGACACGAACGTCCAGGTCACACCGTTGAGCGAGATGGTCGCATTGTTCGCCGGATTGCCGGAGAACGTGATCGCACCGGTCGCGCGCTTGTTGGTCGAGAGCGGCGGACCGAACGCGGCCCTCAGCCACTGGCCAATGTTGCGGATATCGACGGGCACCCGCGTGCCGCCCGACGTGGCTTTCGGGCCCCGCGATGGCCGCACCGTGTCGCGGCCGAGGCCGAGCACGTCATTGTCGAGGAGCTGCTGCTCTTCGCCGTGGTCGTATTCGGCGAAGGGGACCTCGATCCAGTTGCCGCCAGGGGCGACGCCATAGCTGGCCTCGAACGCCATGCGCAGCTTCGCCGACGAGCCTTTTGCCCGTGCCATCGCTAGACCTCCTGATGTGTTTAAGGCGCGCCTACGCCAGCGGGCTGCTGGTCGCGTACTCGCAGATGATCCGCACTACGGCGCCGTGCTCGGTCTCGGCGCCCTCTTCGCTGAGGGCGTCGACCTCGGGCTCGGTCTCGCGCACCTCGTCGCAGAGGCCGCCGAGCGTCCGGTCGGCCGCCAATACGGTGCCGAGCGCGGCCAGCAGCGCTTCGAGCGCGGCTGTGCGCAGCTCGAAGGTCTCGGCCGCCACGATCAGCTCGACCGGCACCTCATGGTCGTAGAGGTAGGTGAGCGGCGAGAGATAGGTCTCGACCGGCTCGCCCATCGCCCCGTCGTACATCACGACGAGGCCGTTCTCCGGGATCTCTTCCGGTTTGTCGGCGCTGCGCAGCACGGTCGGGCCGGAGATCGTCTGCAGGCGCGCGAACAGCGCGGCGAGCACGAGCTCGCGCTTGGTGCTCATGCCGGCTCCCGCGCCATCTCGGCCTCGAGAAGCTGCGCGGCGCGCTCGGCCGCCAGCTCGACATTGAGCCGCTTGCCGAGTTTCACTTGGCGCTTGAGCACGAACATCGGGATCGCGCCGTATTTGACAGCGAGCTTGCGACGCTGGGCTGAAAGCGCGCGCCGCTGCTGCTGGCCGCCGACCGTGATGAAGGCGTCGACCACGCCGGTCCGCTTGAAGCCGGTCTTTTGGCTGACGCGCGACGCCCGCTGGATCGGCAGGAACCAGAGCTTCGTGCCACCCTTCGAGGTCTGCACGAAGGTGCCCCGGGTTCGCGCCATCTCCTCGGGCGTAATCAGCAGCGCCGCACCGCGGCGGCCACCCACCCGGTTGAAGCCCGTGGCGATCGCGAGATAGCGCCCGCTTTTGGCCCGGATCGTCGCCCCCTCGTCGAAGGCGGCGACGATGTTGGGCGCCCGGCTGTAGACGAGGGCCGCAGGCCCGCCACGATTGCGATAGAGCCGCATGCGCCAGGCATTCGACACGCCGCGCCCGAGGCGGGCCGACAGCGCCTGGGCCCGCAGTTCGTTGCGCACCGACGTCGCCACCCGGACGATCGCCTGCTCCGCGTCGAGGCGAAGCTGGTTCGCCTCCTCGCGCATCGCCTTCCGCAGGTCGCCGTCGATGCGGACCCGGAGCATCAGCGGGCGCGCCTAACGTCCACCGACCAGATAAGGCGCGTCATGTCGCGCAGCGGCGTGCCCTGCACGATGAAGCGCTCACCGCTCTCCACGATGTCGAAGCTGTCGTTCGCCTCGAGGCGCGGCACCTCCGACACCCGAACGATGAGCGTCGTGGTCTCGCGCTTGACGCGCAGCTGATCGAGAGCGCCGACCTGGTCGGGCTGGGAGAGGAGCACGGTGACCGTGGCCTCCTCCCCTTTCCCGCCTTCCCGATAGATCGCGGTCGCGGCGAACTCCGACGCATCGAAGTAAGCCGCGAGATCGGCCGCGCTCTCGACGCCGAGCATGGGCTGGCTCAGCCCTGGGTCTTACCAGCGTCGCCACCAGGGTCGGCGCCGCCGCCCTTTCCCTGATCGGCTTCCTTGCCCTCAGAGGTCTTGGTGTCCTCGGACTTGGCGCGGCCCTTGACCTCCTCGACCAGACCGCGGGCGAGCAGCCCCGCGGCAGTTTCGCCCGAGAGCGGGATGTCCTGTCCCTCCTCGTAGCGCTTGTTGTCGTGATCGATCGGAGACAGACAGCGGTAGCGTGCCATGGCGTTCTCCTGTGTCCCGTTGCTCTACCGGTTAGGCCACGGCCGCGTCGAAGTAGTAGGCGACGTCGTTCGCGGCGATCACCTCCTTGACCGACTCGCCCACCCGATAGCGGCTCGAGCCGCGCAGGCCGATCTTGGGCTCCTCCATCTGGCCGGCGACGCGGGTGCCGAACTGCGCCGTCCAGCCGAACGTGACCCGCCCCGTGGAGCCAGCCGCCAGGCGGTCGCGATAGAGCAGCGCGCAGTTCTTGCCCCAGATCCGCGCCATGGTCGCGGTCTGGCCCTTCTTCGCGGTGTTGACGAAGGACTCGCCGACCAGCACCTCCTCGAGCTCGAACAGCTCGGCAATCTGGCCGCGCCGCGCGATGCCTGCGCCGGCGGTCGTGGTCATGCCGGCAACAGCCGCCACGATCTTCGGGTGACGCGCAAGCACCGAATACGCGGCGCGCCCGATCACCATCGTGTTCGGGCGGATGATCGGCACATCGAGCGCCGTGGTGATCGCCGCGATCGGGTCGGAATTGGTGAAGTCCGACCACTGCGAGTTGCCGGAGAGCGTCGCTTTGTTGCCTGACGGATAGGTGTTGTTGTTGAACACCAGGTCAGCGACCCGCTTCTCGCGGTCGAGCAGGATCAGGTCGGTGAGACCCTCCGTGGCGCGCCCGCCCGGGTCGAGAGAGGGCGAAGCGTTCATCTCGTCGGTGAACGGCACGATGTCGTCGAGGCCGTAGTCCTGCGTGGAATCGGGGACCTCGGTCGCGGTGAACTCGACTTCGGAGGGCGCGCTCTTCCGCCCCACCTTGGTGTCGGGAAGGGTGAAGCCCTCCGCGAGCGTCCACTTGGAGTACTTGAACGTCTCCTTCGTGTAGGGCGGCTCCATGCGGGGCAGGACCGCATCGGCGATGAGCGCGCGGTTCTTGTAGGCGAGCGCGATGCCGGTGAGGTAGGGATCGACGGGAAACGGTGCCTTGGACATTGTGGTGTCTTCCTCTGTTCAGTTGCCGATCAGGCGCCTTGCATCACGCTCGGCGCGAGAAGCACGTCGCCGAAGTCCGCGGAGGCCTGACTGTTCATCGCGATTCCGCCGAGACGGTTGTTGACGCCCTGCGCGGGCGCCGCGGCCACCGCCTTGCCGCTGCCATCCGAGGTGACCGGGCCACCGCGGGTCACCGAGCCGCCGAACTCCACCTCCGCGATGCCGCCGAGCTGCACGTCGCAGCGGTCGCCCGAGGCCGCGCCACCAGGCTGCACGCAGACACCGATGATCGAATCGGTCGCCGCCGCCGCCTGCACCACCTCGCCGTCGTTCGAGCCGAACTTGACGAAGCGCCGCTCCGCGATGGCACCGGTCGCCTTCAGATTCTTGGTCAGTCCGAGATTTGCCATTCAGTCCCTCCGCAAAAGAAAAGGGCGGCCCTAGGCCGCCCCGTTGATTGCCGGTTTGAAACGATCAGGCCGCGACTGCCTCGCCGGAACGGATTCGCCGGGCCGCCTCCGCGGTCGAGATCAGCCGGCCCGCCTTGGCCTCGCTGTCCTGCAGCGCCTCGATCGCGCGGGCGAGTGCACGCGGGTCTTTCACCACGGCTGGCGTGTCGCCGCTCGGCGCCGGCGCCTGCGCCGGGGTCTTCGGGTCGCTCGCCTCGAGGTCCGCCGCCACCTTCGCCTTCTTCGCCTTCTCGGCCGCGAGCAGCCTGTCGGCTGCCTCGGCGGGCGTCGTCTTGCCATCGGCCTTCATCGTCGCCACCAGCTCGGCGGCGCCGTGCAGGCCTGCAGCGCGCTCCTCGATGCCGAGGAGGCGCGCACGCTCAGCGGTAGCACCCTCGGCGATCAGCGCCGCGGCGAGGTCCGGATGCCTGGCCTTCAGCGTCTCCATGTTAAGCGGCGTGCCGGCCGCGGAATGACCCTCTGCGAAATGCGATGCCAGCACCGCTGCGGTCCCGGGCGACACCACACCGTCGTTCTTCACCATCGTTTGCTCCTTCGATTGTGCCGCCGGGGCCGAGGACCGGGGCTTGCGCTTCCACGTGCCGCCCGAGAGCTCGGCCATGACCTCCTCGAGCGATCCGATACGATCCGCCATGCCGGCGGCCACCGCGGCCTCGCCGACCTTGATCCCGCCCTGGCCGAAGTCGCTGATGACGCGCTCGACCGAGACGCCGCGTCCTTCGGCAACATCGCGCAGAAACACCGCCTCGACGCCGTCGAGCGTGCGCCGGATCTCGGCGACGCCGTCTGGCGTGCGGACATCGGGGCGCTTGTTCGGCGCGTTGCTCGAGGTGATCTCGACCAGGCGCATGCCGTCGAGGTCCGCGATTTCCTGATATGCGCCGACGGTGACGACGCCGATCGAACCGACCAGCGTTTCCGGCGACACCACGATTTCGTCCGTGCCGACCGAGAGCCAATAGGCGCCGGACGCCATCATGCCCTGCGCGAACGCAACGATCGGCTTGGAGGAGCCGCGGAGCGAGCGGACGATGCCGGCGGCCTCCGCCATGCCCGAGACTGCGCCGCCGGGTGAGTCGACATCGAGGACGATCGCCTTCACCTCAGCGCTATCTACGGCCGCCTGCAGATCCGTAGCAAAGACACTGAGCGCGGTCGCGCCCGACAGCTCGGTCATCAGATTGGCCTTGGGAAAGATCGGCCCGGCAATCGGCACCAGCGCCACGCCATCACGGATCGAGGCGCGACGCGTGCCCTCGAGTGGACGCCCCACGCGGCGCGCGAGGGCCTCGGGCTCTTGCGGATGGGCCAATCCAGCGAGCCAGCGGTGCAGGGCCGGATCGCCTTCGAGCTTCGCCCTGGCGTGCTGCTGCCAGGCCTGTGCGGTTTGATGCCCGTGCAGCGCGAACGCCTCCGAGCCGGTAGGCGCACGGTCTGCGAGACGGATGAGAGCCTGAAGACCGCTGGGCGTGATTGCCCAAAGCTCGCCAGCGATTGCCGTGAGCAGGTTCATGCCGCGTCCTCCTGTTCGGGTTCATCGGGCGCCGACGCTGGACCGGACTTGTCGGGTGGCCGCTGCGCCGCCGCGCCGGCATTCACCGGAGCGAGCACCGCGGGCTCGAGCCCGGCCTCGACGCGGAGCCGATGCTCCTTCGCCCGCTGGGCGTGCTTCTTCTCCCAATCGCCGCCGGTGATGCGCGCGGTCTCCTCCTCGAGCGTGGTGAGCCCAATCTGGATCCGCTTCTCGGCGGCGCTGGTCTCATCCAGCTCGTTGATCTGCCCGGGGCCCGGCCCGACCCATTCGGCGCCCGACCATGCCTTGCGGATCAGCGGATCGTCGAAGAACCCCGGCGCATCGATCATGTCGCGCGCGACCGCCTCGATCAGGAACGCCTCATAGACCTCCTGGCACAGCGCGGTAGTGAGCCAGGCACGGCGCACCCGGAAGAACTTCCACGCCTCGAGGAGCGCGGCGCGCGCCGCCGAATAGGAGGCGGTGAAGTGTTTGACCAGCACCTCGAACGGCAGCTCGAGCGCGACGCCGACCTGGCGCAGCACGGCCAGCATGAACGGATCGAACTGCGCATTCGGCCGGCCGGGCGTGAAGCCATCAACCATCTCGTTCAGGCCGAGATCGACGATCTGGCCCGGGTCGACGAGCCGGATCTGATCGCCCTTCGCGTCGGTCTTGTCGCTCGACACCATGCCGAGGCCGTTGCCGTCCTCGGTCTTCGTGGTGATCGCAAAGCAGGAGTTCACCACCGCAGCCATGATCTCGGCGTCGGTGTAGCGGGTCATCTGCCGGAGCGTTTCGATCACCGGCGCGAGATAGGGCACGCCCCTCGCCTGCCCCACCCGGCGCCGCTCGAAGAGATGGAGGACCGCGCGTCGGCCGGATGACGGGGCGAAGGCGGGCACCCGGTTCCAGACGAGGCCGAACGGTCCGAAATCGCCCGGATGGCGATTGGTCATGTGGTAGGCCGCCGGCGCGCCGTCGGTGTCGAGCTCGACGCCGCCCGACAGCATTGTGCCGTCGGGCACACCGCGCGGATTCGAGACACGATCGGCCTCGATCAATTGAAGCTTGAGGCCGAACGGCGAGCCATTGCGCTTCACAAAGCGCAGCACCACGAATATGTCACCGTTCACCAGTGTCGAGCGGAATGAGAGCGACTGGATGCCGGCGAAGGTCTGGGTGCGGGACAGGTCGCATTCCGGGCTTTCGGCCCACAGCCTCCAAAGCCGATCAGCGCTCCGTTCCCATCGATCGGCGGCCTCGTCACTGAGGCCCAGGACCTCGCGATCGAGCCGCGGCATCATTACGAGTCCGGTGCCGACCACATTGGTGGTACCCGTTGAGATGGCCCCGCTCGCGATCGGCGCGTTCCGCTCGAGGTCGCGCGAGCGGCGCCGGAGCAGATCGAGGTCGGGCATCAGGTCGGCGTTCGCCGACCCGTGCGAGGCGTACCAGCCCTGCATCGAGGTGCGGTCGGAGCGCGCGCCTGAATAGGCGCCGGACATCGCCATGATGGTGCGGTCTCGCTGACGCTTCACCGCCCAGCCAGGCGACAGCCAGCCGATTGCGCGATCGAGCGTGTTGGCCGGCACCGCCGGCAGCAATCGGGTGGTCATTCGCGGGGCGCCAGCGTGCTGACTCGCGCGCCGCCGCGCTCTTCGCGGGCAACTTGCCGGCGGAGCTCGCGCTCCCGGTCATAGAGCGTCTTGAGGTCACCCCGCGTCATGCGCCGCCCCTCGATCTCATAGGCTTGGCCCCGCTCTTCAATCGCCTTGATCGCGCTCTGCACCCGATCGAGCTGGGCCGCGTAGGTCTCCGCCATGATTAGGCCTCCACCCCTCCCCGGATTCCGCGCCGGCGCTGCGGCACCGGCCGTCCGATACGCGCGATCTGCTCGAGGGCGACCGACTTCGCTTCCGCGCCCGCGTCGCGCTTGAGCACGCCCTGCCAGAGCGCGAGCTGCATCTGCGCCTCTTCGGGCGCGCTGCCCCGCTCGCCGGCGATCTTCAGCCAGTCCGCCGGCGTCCAGCGCTCCATGCCGAGATGCACCGCAGCGGCCGTGGCATAGACCCGGATGTCGAGCGCTTCATTGCGCACGCCCCGTGGCAGCATCCAGGCCCGCACCTGCACCCCGTTCCGCGTCTCGCGCGTCTCGAGATACTCGGCGGTGCACTGCTGCAGATACGCCTCGTCGACGCCGTCGGCCGGGAAGTGCACATAGCCTGGCGCGCAATTGCCGAACGGGTCGGGTCCCGCGATCGTCTTCTGAAGGTTCGCGTAGAACTCGGCCTTCAGCGACCAGGTGCCGACTGGCCAGAGCAGCACGCCGCGCTTCAGCCGCTCGCCCTTCCAGGTGACCTCCTGGGTGCGTGGGGTGCCAAGCGCGGCCGTGAGGTGCCCCGGGCGGCCGTCGACCGCCATCACCCGCGGCCCCTGGCGGCGCACCCAAGCATAGACGGTTTGCGTGTTGTAGCCGGTGTCGATCGCGAAGGCCTCGATGCCGAGCCGGCGGCCGTGCGGCGTCTCGTAGGTCCGCGTCAGCACCTCGCCGAGGCCCTGATAGACCGCGAGATCCGAGGTGTCGCCCTCGACCACGCCCTTGTCTACCAGCCAGCTCGACTTGCCGATGCCCCAGCCCCAGACCGCCCATTCGATCCGACCCGCCTGCACGTCGGCGGCGCCGGTGAGGAACAGCACGCCGGGTGGCAGCTGGCCGAGCTTCCAGTCCTCACGGCGAGCGAACAGCTTGAGGTAGTCGGGGCTGTCGCCCTTCTCCTCATAGGGCTCGCCGAGCGCCTGCTGCGAGAACGCCTTTTCCTTGATCGGATTGCCGCGGCTCGCGAGATACTCGGCAACGGTGTCGTCCCAAGGCACGAAGGGCGAATAGGCCTGCCAGATGGCGAAGCCGGGCTCACGCCCGCGGCTAGGCCGGGCACGGTGCATTTCGAGGTCCAGCGGCTCGACGAGCTCTCCCGGTGAATCTTGACCCGCGTAGGTCTTCAGCCACCATCCCGCGGCCACGATGCGCCGCTTGTGATGGGCCTCGATGACACAGCCGTGAGCCAGGCATACGAAGTGCGCGCCATGTGGCTTGATGTCAGAGCGCCATTCGAGGCGCTCGAATTTGAGGATCTGATACACGCCGCAATGCGGGCATGGCACGAAGTAGCGACGCTGGTCGCTATCGTCATACTTTGCGCTGATCCGGCACATTCCCTTCAGCGCCGGCGTCGAGTTCCAGAACACCTTGCGCATCTCGGTGTAGGCCGTGGTGCGCTTGAGCGCGAGATCAACCGGATCACCGCGACCGTCGACGTCGAACGGATACTCGCTCACCTCTTCGAGGAGGAGCGCCCGCACCGACACCATCTGCAGGCCGGATGAGGAATTTGCTCCGGTGAGCAAGCAGAAGCCCCCGGGAAACTTCTTCATCGTGGTGGTCGAGCCCTTCTCATCGCGGCTTTTCTGCGTCGCCACCTTCTCCCGCAGCTCGGGCGTCGCCTCGATGGTCGGCTCCAGCTTGGTGCGCACGTACCGGAAGACATCGTCGTCTGTCGGCAGCACGATCATGATGGCGGCCGGAGTTCGGCAAGCGATCGTGCCGAAGGCGTTGATACCGATCTCGGTCCCCGCCACCTGCGCCGACTTCTTCAGAATGACTTCGCGGCACGGCCGGGAGAGCGACAGTTCGTGCATGATCTCGGCGGCGTATGGCACGAGCTCGGTGCGCCACTTGCCTGGATGTGGGGAGCCCTCGGCCGCGACAAACCGTGCCTCTTCGGCCCATTGATCGACGGTGACAAGCGGATCCGGCGCAAGCCCGGTGACCATCGATTCGAAGACCACGCGCGCGTCGGTCCGGCGCAGGTAGCTCATGCGACGTGCGGCTGCTCGGTCAGAGGCTTGAGCGATTCCGTCAGCGTCGCGAGGTGATCCCGGATGTGGCGATCGAGCAGGTCGCGGATCTCGACCGCGTCGGTCATCCCCGCGAGGTCGCCTGCGAGACGCGAGGGCAATCCCAGCATCGCGTCGCGCAACAGACGGGAAGCGGTCATGACCGCCGAACGAACTTCGACGCGTTCCACGAGACGGCCTTCCTCCTTCGCGATTTCCAGCTCGAGGCGCTTGGCTTGAAGTGCCTTGTGAGCCGTCTGTGCCGAGACGAGCCCTGGCCGACGCGCTGGCTCCGGTGGAGCGTCACTCTCGTCGGCGATGTCGGACGCAGGTCGCCCATCGGTCGGTGTTGACTCTGCAGGCGCGGCCGGTTGGCGGCGCATCAACGGATTGAGATCAGCGCCGCGCGCGGCTCGATAGGCGGCCAGTGAAAACCGGCCTTGATCGTCCCGGTCGATCCCGAGCTTGCCGACTTGGCGGCTGACACTCGATTTGTTGAGGCCGAGCACGCGAGCCGCTTGGCTCACCGTCACCCGATCAGAATTCGGCTGGTCCATGGACTTGCAAACCTGCCCGCACCAGGCCATGTGTGAGACATGACTGGGCTCGAGGCCTTCATCCTGTTCATTGGCGCAGGCGTCTTCCTCGCCCGCATCAAAGACCGCTCCGGCTGGCGCTGGGGTATCGCCTGCCTCCTCTGCCCACCCGCCCTGATCGTGCTGATTTGCCTGCCGGACGCATCGCGCCAGGCGACGGCTGGCTAGTCCGCTTTAAGCTTCAGCGCACGCCGGCCGGCCACCCCTTCCCAGCGCTTCACGATCGCGTCGCAATATCGCGGGTCTAGCTCAACCAAGCGGGCCAGGCGGCCCGTTCGATCGCAGGCGATCAGAGTTGAGCCCGACCCGCCAAATACATCGAGCACCGTCTCGCCGGCACGAGAGCTGTTGCGGATCGCGCGCTCGAGGAGGGCGACAGGCTTCTGCGTCGGATGCACGTAGCTGCCGACGTCGCCCCGCGACAATGTCCAGACATCCGACTCTCCGGCACCCCCAAACCACTGGTCGCCCGCAGAGTAGAAGATGAACTCATGCTGCGGCCGGTAGTGGAGCGTGCCGGGCCCGATCGACCCCTTGTCCCACACGATGCAGGCGTTCAGTTCGATGCCGAGACCCTTCAGGGCCAGCACGAACTCGCCATAGGTACGCCACGTCAGGCACACATAGATCGCGGCGCCTGGGCGCGCGTGATCCCTGGCATTGCCAAGCGCGCCGCCGATCAAGGCCACGAGCGCCTCTCCGCGGCGATCATCACCGAGAATGCCGCCATGGACCTTGCCCTTGTAGGACATGCCATAGGGCGGATCCGTCATGATCAGATCGACGTCGGCGCGACCCTCGCCCGCGATCATCCGCGCCTGCCGACCACCGAGTAGGCGATCGAGCACGGCTGGATCCGTGCTGTCGCCACAGATCAGTCGATGCGGCCCGAGCTGCCAAACATCACCGAGGACGGTGACGGCTACCGGCGGCAGCTCTTCTGCGGCATCGGCCTGCGCGGCAGCGCTGACGTCCTTCAGGAGACGCGCTAGCTCGCGTTCCGCGAAGCCCAGGACCTCGAGGTCAACTTCGAGCCGCGCCAGGTCGCCGAGGACCTCCGTCAGCATCGCCTCGTCCCAGGTTGCCCGCAGGGCAAGCTGGTTGTCTGCCAGCCGGTACGCCTCGGTTTCAGCCGGCGAAAGCGTGTCAATCACGATCACGGGCAGCTCTGGCAGGCCGAGCTGCACCGCCGCACGCCAGCGCGCTTCACCGGCGACAATCTCGCCGTCGGGTGCGACGAGCACCGGGTTGGTCCAGCCGAACCGCCG